AGCATGAAAAATGTCTCGGAAAAATTATTGCGTTTCATGTTGCCAACCATGATTACATTATAAATTCCTACTGAACATTAAGAGCAGCTTCTTATGCAACTGGAACTCGCACACTTTACATCAATCAATTACTGCAATAAAAGATTGTTTATAGTATTATGTGAATTATGAACTGAATTGCAGTACAGTTCATTAAGCGGAGGTGATAGGCATCGAACCTACATACCGCTTTTTACACGATAACTGGTTTTCAGGACCAGACCGATACCAATTTCGGATGACACCTCCAAATATTATAAATAAAAGAAGAGAGTGTGAGATTCGGACTCACGGAACAATTTCTCGTTCTATTGTTTAGCAAACAATTGCAATAACCACTCTGCCAACTCTCTATAAATTTTTGTTGTCTTGAGTGAGAATGATTCACTGACCCCTTCCTTATCAGAGAAGTGCTCTAACCAACTGAGCTACAAGACAATAAGAGTCTGGTATGCGATTTGAACGCATGTGTGCATATTACGTGCATATGGTTTTGCAGACCATCCCAATCGACCGCTCTGGCAACCAGACAAATAATTCCAACATGTCAAAGAACATAAAAACAAAAAACCCGACTCATTTCTGTGTCGGGTTTGGTTTGATTCTTTTTGTTTAACTTCATTATGAAAACAAAATCCCCGACACGTTACTATTTCTGCCAATAAAATTTGAACAGAATATAGTTCTTCCTATGCGACTTGTTGTGGTCGATATAGAACTAAAAATATTTGTCGTTAAAGTTTTCATCATTTTTATTATTATAAAATCCTTTTTATCTAAATACGTTGCAAAGATATAAAATGTTACAATATATACAAACAATTTTTAAATTATTTGTATAAAAAAACCTCAAAAATAGTTTTGGGGTTTTTAAATATGTGATTTAAAGAGTTTTAAATCTTTTCTTCTTTTTCACTTAATTCAAATGTAAAATCCAAATCTTGACCATCAATATTCAAAGCAAGTTTATTTTCATCAAAACTTTTGAATTCAGAAAACCATTTTTTCGACAGAATTAATGAAAATTTAATTTGTGCAATTTCTTGTAAAATTTTTCTTCTTTGTTTATTAAGAATACCTGACTTAGTTTCAAGATAAGTTTTTAACACACCTTTCTGTTGTTCTTCTGATAGAGATAAGTACATTTCAGATTCAGTTTGTGACATGTATTTCTTTATAGCATCAGCCATAACCCATTCATTCAACTTTAATTCTTTTTTTGCTTTAATTTTAGCAATAACATCTTCAACTTTTGGAAGTGAGGATAAACCTTTAATTTTGGTTTCAAGATTAACTGACATGTAAAAATCTGTTGCTTCTGCAGATGTTACTTTTGGAGCAAAACCATTAAAATCGGTTATTCCTACTTCTTTAAGCCAATCTGTAGCTTCCTGACCAAGCAATTCAACAAATGATTTACTGGTTTTAGGAAATAATGATTTTCTAAAATAATCATATGTTTTTTTATCACCCTGTAATTTTATAAGTTCCCATTCCTGTTTTGCAAGACTGGTTGCAGAAACTGATTTTACCATACCTCTATTAATAAGAGGTAATGAAGTAAGGTCAATAATGATTTTAGTATCTTCATTTGGAGGTACAGGTACTGGACTTCTCCATAAATTATATTTAACATTATTTTCTGCCAAAAGAGTAAGTAATTCATTACTATAACTTACTGGAAGTTTATCAACATTTACAATACCATCTTTTATGAGAGTAAAAGTATTGTATTTGAAAGAACTGACTTTATCTACATTAAATTTATTTTTTGGAAGTAATGCTTCGCCTTCAATATAGATACGAACTGATAAATTTGCACGTGATTCATTCCAAACCAAATCAGTTAATGGATAACCCCTGTCAGGATTACTATTAACAAATTTCACATCAACTTTCTTTTCTTCAAATTCTTTAAGAAGTTTGTTGGCATCTTCAACATTTTTTGCTTCAGAAAGTTGTTTTTTTTCTGATTCTGTTAGAACAGTTGCTGCAGAAATCTTTTTTCTACCAATTCTGTTATATTGAAAATCCGAATGATTTGGGTAGAATAAACAACCTTCAGTATTACCTAAATCTTCAATAAGATTCATCAAGCAGTATGCATTATCAGAAACTTTCTGAATAGCACTAATACCATTAGGAAATCTTTTTGATACATCAGCAACGCATTCTTTAATTGCAGTTTTAAATGCATTAAGTTTTTGTTTTCCAAATGCATTAGCTAATATTTGATAATAATGTTGGTCACCAAGAGCATAGAAAACTTTTTCGGCATCATCATTCATGAGTTTATCGGCAAGTACATAAATTGCAGCATATAATTTAGCTACTTGTTCTTGAGGAACAATATTATTAATTAATGCAGATTCTTCATTACCAATTGCTTTAGAACTAAAGAAATAAATTTCTTTTACATCTGAACCAACCATGATTTTACTGTCCACAATATTATATAACAATACACTTCCATTTGAAACAGAAAATGCAAAATCATAAAGATATTTATCAGTAATATCAACAACAATTTTCTTTCCACCTTTAATACTTGAAGAAATTTTATTGTCAAAAACTGGTTCAAAATCAATAAAACCATCACAACTAATTTTTTCACCACCAAGCATTGATGCCATTTGAGTTAATGCACGTGAATCTGCATAAAATCCATATTCAACAAATGTTGAAGATGCAATGTCATTTTCAAGTGATTTAAGTGTTTTAATAACCTCATTCCAAGAGCAGTCATTATTACACCCATCTGTAAGAAAAATCATTGAAAATGCACCGTTAGGTCTGTTTTTCTTAATTCTACCAATTAATTCCTTAACCAATTCTAATGGTTTTAAGAAAGCAGTTAATCCAATAGGACGAAGCCATTTATCGATAGCATCATTCAAATCACTGAGGGTTTTAAGTGACTTTACTTCAACTTCTTCTTTAAGTATTCCAGCATCTCTACTACCCGAAAACCAAACAATTGAAATAGTATCACCTTCCTTCATTAAATTAGAAAGTTTGTTTTTTAATTGTGTTCTGATTAGAGGGAGTTCATTTGACATTGAGCCAGACACGTCAACCACGAAAATGTGGTTTGTTTTTTTTGCAACCTCTATAGTTGCATTACTATTAACTTCTTGAGTAGTTAGATAATAGTTTTCATCAAATTTTACGTATTTCTTCATAATTATAAATTTAAATTATTTTGTTGCAAATATATTAAATTTATATTAATAAACAAATATATACAAACAATTTTTTATAAATTAAAGAAAGAATTAAATATTGATTTATTTTATTTACTAAGAAATTTTAACCATTCCTTTTTTGCTTTATTATTATATTTATTTAATTTATATTTTGCATACAATTTTAATATTTTTAAATTTCTAAATATATAAATAAAAACAATTTTATTTATGACATGATTATAATTTATTGTAGAAGTTTTTAAGATATTTGGCATCCAAGTAATTGAATCACCGACTAAAATTAATTTATTATTGTTAACAAAATCTGCAGCGACAATATTAAAACTTTCCGTAAATGATAATTGTAACCCCAAATCCATCTTTTGAATTAATTTTTGAAATTCATCATGTGTTTGCCAATCATAAACAATTAATTCATGCTTGGAATTTTTAAATATTTCTTTTAAATTAAAATATATTGAATTCTTAGTATCTAATGTGATGTAAAATTTTAATTTTTTGTTTAAAATATCCGCAGCTTTAATTGCACAAATAGCTTGAAAACATTGATTTTTTAAAATTCTTAATGCACCAAAGCATCCAATATTAATGTATTCATTTTTAATGTTTTCATATTCAATATTTTTTTCGTTTGTTTTAATAACATTTGGTAAATAAACAAATTTGTAATTTAATACATGACCATAATTTTCCATAAAATTTTTATTGTTTATTCCTATTATTAAATTTTTTTTATGAAGAGAAATATAATCATTAATATATTTTGTTGCAAAAGTTTCGGAAGATAAAAATCCAATATCACTATGAATTCGTATTATCCATTTAATATTTTTATATCTTGTTAATTCAATTAGTTCTTTCATTTTTTCGGCACTTACCCATAGTGCTTCAATAATAACAATATTTGGTTTATAATTATAAACTTCTTTATCAATGTCATTACCGTCATTAACTGTTTCTACTTTACATTCAAAACCTTCTTTTTCTAAAAAATAAATTAATTGTAATGAAGAATTAATTAAACCGTATGACGAACCATTTGTACTATATCCATAATCACCATAACCTCTTTTTTTCAATAAAAACAATATTTTCATGATAATCTCCTTTATAATAAATACTATAATAACATTTTAAAATGTTATATAATTCCCATATAATATTACATAATTCCCATGTTATTTAATTTTTTTCTTAGAAACAATTATTTGAATTAATAGTGTATATAAAAGCACTAATAATCAATTAACCGCATTTTGACCAAGAGCATTTAACACAACGAATACAACCTTCTGCAAATACAAAATCAGTTCCACCACATTCCGGACAATTGCCTTTACTTTTTTCACCATCTTTAACATATCTTTTTATAATACGTGCAACACCGTTTTTCCAAGTGTTTATATAATCTTCTTTAAAATTAAGTGAATCAACTAATTCAAATTGTTTAATAATTGGCATTCCATGTCGCATTATACCAGAAATTAGTTTAGCATAGTTCCAAAATTCGGGATTAAATGCATGATTTAAACCTATATGTGTTTGTTTTACACCATTTAAATCAATATATTCAATATCATACCTTTTAATTTTACATGGTTTTCCATCAATATCAATTCCATCAATAATATTTTTAACCACTTCACAATCTTTTACCGTATTGGGAAGATTACTTAATCCATTTTCGAATTTACCTGTGAATATTTCGTAAGGTCTATTATCTTTTATGCCAACAACTGCAATCCATTTTTCCAAATTATTTTGAAAACGATGAATTTCGGCTTTTAATCTTTTGGGACGTTTTATTGCATGTATGTCATGAAATTCTTCTTTTTTTTCTTCGATACTAACTAACACTCCATTACGACTTTTATCACGATAAACAGTTATTCCTTTACAACCAACAGAATGTGCAGTTCTATATAATTCATCAACTAATTCAACTGTTGTGTCAGTAGGTAGATTAATTGTTTTTGAAATTGAATGGTCAACATATTTATTTATAGCACCTTGCATATTAACACATTCTTTCCAATCAATATCATTACTACATGCTTTATAATATGGAGATTGTTCAAATATTTTATTTAAAAAATCTTCATTTAATAATTCAATATTATTATATCCATTTATTTCTGCCCAAATTTTAAATTTTTTATGAAAAACAAAATATTCTTCCCAAGAATCACCTATTTCATCAACAAATGCTATTTTACTGTTTTTATCGTTTGGATTTATTTTCTTTCTTCTTTTATAATATGGTAAAAATAATGGTTCAATTCCTGATGTTGTTTGCGTTAATATTGAAACAGACCCTGCTGGTGAAATTGTTAATAATGAAATATTTCTTCTTCCATATTTTTTTGTTAATTCAAATAATTCATTAGAATCATTATATAATCTATTAACAAATGGATTATTAATTTCTTTTTCAAATTTAAAAATAGGAAATGTTCCTCTATCTCTTGCCATTTCTGCTGATGAAATATAACTATTAATTGCTAATAATTTATGAACATATACTGAAAAATTTGTGGCATCTTTTGTTCCATATCTAAAACCTAACGCTGCTAGCATATCACCTTCACCAGTAATACCAGTTCCAGTGCGTCTTCCTTTAATACATTTATCTTTAATTCTTAACCATAAATTTTTTTCAATTCTTTTGGTTTCATCACTTTCTGGGTCACTTTCAATTTTTTCTATAATTCTTTCAATTTTTTCCAATTCTAAATCCACTATATCATCCATATATTTTTGAGCAATTTTTACTGTTTCAATAAAAACTTTTTCATTAAAATATGCTTCAACTGTAAATGGTTTTTCAACAAAAGAATATAAATTTAATAGTAAAAGCCTACAACTATCCGAATCGCAAAGAGTTATTTCACCACACGGATTTACACCAATTGTTTCAAATCCTAAATCCGAGTAACAATCAGCAACTGATTCACGTAGAATATTATCTATAAATAATATTCCCGGCTCTGCAGATAACCAATTATTTTTCATTAATTTATTCCAAATTATTTTAGGGTCAATTTCTTTTTGTAAAATTGGATTATTACTTTTTATTGGAAATTTTTGAATATATTTTTTATTATTATTTAATGCATCCATGAATTCATCATCAATCTTTATTGATATATTTGCACCAGTTACTTTTTTAGTGTCTATTTTAGCATCAATAAATAATTCACAATCTATTGAATTAATGTGAGTGGATAAGAGCAATGCGCCACGTCTCCCAAATTGTGCTACTTCTCTAATAGAATTAGAATATCTTTCCATAAAAGGTATGATACCTGTTGATGTTAATGCAGCATTTTTTACTATAGTTCCTTCTGGTCTTATGTGTTCTAGTGTTGTTCCAACACCTGCTCTACGTTTAGATAATTGTATTATTTCTTGGTCAATTTTAAGAATCGAACCGTATGAATCTTCGTATATACCATTAACTTTTTGTGGACCAATTACAAAACAATTTGATAAACTAGAAACCTGAAAATCATTGCCAATGCCTGACATTGGACTACCTTGAGGTATAATATATTTAAAATTTTTTAGCGTTTCGTAAATTTGGTCTTCATTGATTGGATTTGGATAATTTGCTTCGATTCTTGCAAGTTCTTTTGCAATTCTTCGATGCATATCATCTGGAGTTAATTCGTAATAATTTTTTTCGTCTTTTAAACAGTATTTCTTAATCCAGACATCTGTTGCAAGTTCATCATTTTTAAAATAATTTAATGTTGCTTTTTCTACTTCTTGTTTGGAATAAACTTTTTGAGATTTTTCTATCATGAGAATAATAATTTTTTATAATATTTTATTTTATAAATGTATTGAAAAACATTTATAAATACAAGCGTATATGAGTTTTTATTTAGATTTTATTAATTATTTTTTTAAATTTTTTAATGATTTAGTACTGAAACTTTTAACAAAAAAAGGGAGCAAATTTGCCCCCAAATAAAACGAAATTAGATACAAAAAAACAGAAATTATTTATTGTCTTTAGTAACTATTAAAGTATTGGTTGATGTTACTGAATTTCCATCTGCAGTGCTGAATAAACTCAAATTCCCACTATCTTTAACATCTTTTTTATTTTCATCATCAGTAGTAATTAAAGATTTTGACAATTTTTGAAAATTACCATCTGTTGTGTTCATACTTCTATATGATACTGATGCATTATTCAATGTATTTGACATACTAACTACTCCATCAGTTGTTGCCATATAAGTAAAAGTATTTCCAGCACTTACACCAAATGATTGACCAACAGAAAATGCATCTTGATTTGCAGCCAAATAAATAATATTCCAATTATCATTCTCGCATTCTTTTATAAGTTTTTTAATATCATCAAGTTTATATTCATGACTAGCATTTTCCTCACCATCAGTTACAATACAAACCAAAACTTTCGAAGGTTTTTCATTGCCAAGACGTGCATGTATACTTTTAACATTATTAATTGTTTTACCTATTGCATCATAAAGAGCAGTCATTCCTCTTGGAATCCAGATTTCACTTGTGAGTTCTTCTGCTTTCTTTATATCAATATTGTCATAAAGTAAATTGTATTCATTATCAAATAATACAACAGTTATTGTTGCTTCATCTTTTAATTCTTTTTGCTTTCTTAAAAAAGTATTAAATCCACCAATACTATCAGATATAATACTTGACATTGAACCACTTCGGTCAAGTATACAGATAATTTGAGTTTTTTCGTTTGTAGGAACGTCAACAATTTCTTCAGTGACGGTGGTTGTAGTTGTTTTTTTAATTTTTTTGTTTGCCATTTTTCATATTACTTAAGCATAAAATTATTTTATCCCAAATATAACATCTTTTTATCAAAAATGCAAGTTATTTTTATTTAATCCAAATAAAAATAATAAGTATGGGAATATAAATACATTAAATAAAAAAACCTGCTAGTTAATTCTAACAGGTTTTAAATTACGTACCTTTGATGGGACTTGAACCCACAACCCGATGATTAAGAATCACCTACTCTACCAATTGAGCCACAAAGGTATTTTCATATTCTTTTTTTAATTTATGACATCTACAATAATTTCCACCCTTTGCTGCCAATCCAACAGAAATTAATGCTTGCCTCATATTAAAATTATAATCAATTAATGCCATTAATAACTCTTCATCATTTATTTTACGTTTATTATTTTGTTTGTTTCTTCCTCTCCATGTTGGGGTTAATGAATGACAATTGGGACATAATGCTTCAAGATTTTCTCTTTTATTATTTTGATGATTACCATCAATATGTTCTAATTCTAATGTTATTTTTTCATCAAGCCATTTAGATAATTTACATTTATTACATTGTTCGTTTTGTTCTAAAATAACTTTATTTCTTTTACTATCAACCCCCAAATCATTAAAATTTGTATTAAATAATTTATTTTTCCAATATTCTTTTCTTTTTTCATTAATTTCTTTCCATTTTTCTTTTGAAAAATTATTAAATCTATTAATTCCAGTAGGTTTTCCTTTTAATTTGTTACTTAATTTTTCATTAATTTCTTTTCTTTTTTCTTTGGTGCTAAAACTTCTTGCACATTTTGATGAACAAAAATTACCGTTACTATATTTACTATATTTAATAGCATCTTTACTTTGACAATTTTTACATTTTTTCATTTCGAACTATTTTAATATAAATACATAATAAATTAAAATAGTTCGAATTTTGTCTCCCCGCTTGGAATCGAACCAAGCCCTTCGGTTTAAAAGACCGAAGCAATACACCTGTTTGCTACGAGGAGAAATTATAAAGTGAGAGTGGTAGGATTCGAACCTACTGAGTATCATAGTGCGGGATTTACAGTCCCGTGCCCATCCACCATCTGAGCAGCACTCCCATGACATATATTAAAAGCAAAAAACCCGAAACTTTCGAATCGGGTTTATGTTATTTATACTTTGTAATTTATTAGCATTGTATTTTGAACACAGCATTCCCGATTCTCATAAGTTGTTTCTTATAAGATTTTTTACCGTAATAATATGTTCCAAATGTAAACATTGCTTTATTTTTTATTTTAATTATTAATTTCTTTTGCAAATGTATATCATAAATACGAATAAAACAAATAAATGTTACAAAAAATTAAATTATTTTAAATTAATGTGTGATTTATGAAATTTGTATTGCTTCTCTCATTATTTTAATTTCTTGTTGTTTAATATAATTACCTAAATTAGAAGCAAATATCCAACCCGACCTTTCAAATGGAGTTTTACCACCGTTATAAATAAAATGAATTTTAAATTTTAGTTTTTTATTATCTTCTTCATTTTCGTCATATTTAAATTCGGTGATATTAATTGTTTTATCTTGTTGTTTATATGTAGCAATTATTCCTTTCTTATTAACAGGTGTAAATTTATATTTAGAAATATATTCTTGTAATTCTGTATATCCTTTAACAAGTCCATAATAATCACTATCAGGGTCATCAAATCCATTAATAATATCAACTAATTTATCATCAATTGCTTGATTAAGTTCAGTTAAATCCATATTATTATATGCCGTTTCATAAATATTTTCATAATTAATATCATTTTTCGTTCCCAAATTATCTAAAAATTGGTCAAAAGTTGAAATGTTTTTAAAATTATTTTTATATATAAAAGGTAATAATTTATCAATCATAAATTCAGTTTCATCATTATTAATTTTCAATGGAAATGTTTCTAATTGTTCTTCTGCTGCAGTTATATTGGCATTGTCAAATGCTTCACCATATTCAGATAAATAAATTTCATTAATTATATTTAATTTATGCTCATCTAAAAAATCTGAGAGATTACCTTCTTTCTGAAATCCAGATATTGTTTCATCATCTGCTCCCATCATTTTAGCAATTTCATTTATTTTTGACATATTATTATTAGATAATGTACGTTGCATATATAATAACTTATCAGAATCTGCATATCCATTACCATAATATCCACCAGCAGTTGAGGTAACATTTTCGTAATTATCACCTAAATTAAGTATGTTAATAACATTATCTTTATCTACTTTAATTGTAAAATAATCATTTTGAAAATAAATTCCTCTTCCATTTTCTTTATAAAAATTACTATTTGTAATAAAATTTTCTAATTCTTTAAAATTATCGCCATGTTCATAATTTAGAAGTATTTTTAAAAATCCGGTACTTTCTTTATTATATGCATCCAGTATTGGTGTGATATATTGTTGAACTTTAGGATTTGTAGTATAAATTTCATAAACATCACCAATACTTAATTTACTAAAATCCATAATTTTATTTTCCAATGCATATTTACTATATTCATACGGTAAATATTTATATCTTAGCTTATGGCTTGCAGCTATTGCCCTTTTACGATAATATGTGTCAATTAGTGACTTTTGTGCTTTATCCATAAAAAAATATTAAACCTCTTCATTTATTAATACATTAAATTGTTTTTCTGGTATTGGTTGTCCAGTATCAAGATATTGATGAAGTAAATGAAATCCACCCTTATCATTTTTATATTGCCATAAATATTCAAATTGTTCATCACCAAGTAATTGTCCACGTCCAATATATTTTGATTTTTCTTCAAATGTAAGTTTTTTGAACCAATCTAAATTATGATTTTTTGTACCCAAATTTGCTGTTTCTTTTTCTTCTTCAGGTGTTTTTGGTTTATTAACAAATAATTTATTTATTGGAACACCTTTAGTTTTTAAATATCTTAAATAAGCATTAGTATTGTTTGCATATTTTGCAATATTACCAGTACTATTACTAGCATCAGTTAATTCAATTCCTCTATCAGTAGCATCAACAACAACAATATGTAACGGATTACTTAAATCATAATTACCATCAATAACATAATAAAATGTACTTGTTTTAGTATCTCGATAACTTTGCCACATGGTATTTGCTGGTTGCCCAATACAAAAACCATAATGTTGTCCTGTAAGTGCACCAGTAGTATAATGAATACATTTACCAACATCATTACCATCATAAATTTTAATATTATTACCTTCCCATATTGGTGGTTCATTAGTATCTACATTAATTTTACCTTTCCATTGTTCATGACCTTTAGACATAAATTCTAAACCATGAATAAATTCAGCAAACTTTAAATAATTTGAAAAAGTTTTATTATTGATGATATATCTTGTATCTGATATTTGTGGTGTGGTAATTTTATTTGTATTAAGTAATTCAGATATTGTTGTAAATAAATGTAGCATATCATTTAATCCTCTATCACCAACTTCAAGATATGCTTTAGACATGATTGGAATAAGCACTTGATTTTTTGACCTATCAATACCTCGAAATTTAATTATTAAATTATTAATGTTATTATCTGCAATTCCACCTTTTTTTAATATAGCAATTGCTTGTTGTTCTGTTTGCTTAGATTCCGTTAAATAATTTTTAACTTCTTCTCGTATGATTTCAATTATATTCATGATTATATAATTAATCTATTTAATAACATTTTTTTATAAATACAAAAAAAGCGAAGAAAATTCTTCGCTTTTAAATACTATGACAATATAAAATGAATTAATTATTTTCCAAACTATTTTCTGTATTTCGAGAAAACGGTTTCGAAAATACTGGTCGTATTTGCTTCCATATAATATTATTATAATTTTTTTTATCATATAATTGAAATAATATTGAGCGATATTCTGATTTTATTGATTCCATAGCAAATGCTTTACGGTCAGTAATTCCATTAACATGGTAAATTCTTACAAATTCTTTTAATGATTTTCTTTCGATTTCATTGAAATTCAATTGTAATTCTTTAATTGTTTTATTCAACCAACCCAAAAATTCATCAGGAACTTTATCAAGTAAAGCATCAAAATCATAATTATTCATCAAATGTTCCCAAACAGTTAGATTTGAAACATTAGTTAAAATACCATGTAATCTAACATATTCTGCAAATTTAACTTTTACTCTGAATCCATCTTTGAATTTCACAACGAATCCTTCTCGGTTTTCTTCTTCAAGTTTTTGTAAATCTTTAAGATTTTTAATATTATTTATATTGTATTTCTTAACGATTGTAAAATACTTTGAATAAGTAGATACAATATCGTCATAGCATATTTCATCACCAGTTTTTGTATTAATTATGGTAAGTAATACAAGTTCTCTTCTATCACCATAATCAACAACAATGCGGTTTTCAGGTGCTAAGTATTCTAAAACATACGTAAAATTCTTATTTAAATTATCATAAACAGAATTATTAATTAATTTTTTTGCCTCAATTGCTTGTTCAGAAATAAATGAACCTCTACTAGCTACAATCCACTCCATACGTGGAATATAATAAAAAATTTCTATATAACTACCATCAATTTTTTCCAATATCTCAAATTCTTGTGACATATCAATTTCTGAAGGGTCATGTTCTTCATAGTTCTTGAATTTTTTTATACACCTAGCTAAAATATTACCTTCTGCATCAATAACCAATCCTCTACAAGAACTGGTATATAAATCCCAAAATTTTTTGAATTGAACTTTAGGTGAATAATTTAATATCCAAATCTCATATTCTGGATGTTTATTTGCAATTATGAGATTGTTGTCAACATAACTTTTTAATACATTCCAATCAATTTTTTCTAATATTTCCATATTAATTTCCTCTTTCTTTTGGATATTGAAAGATTTTGTTTCTTTCTATAAATATTTTTCTCAATTTTTTTGTTTCAGTATTATTCATACCTAATACATATGCATATTTATGTTTAGGTTTCATTTCTCTACTTTCACAAGATAATAAATATTCTTTTGAAAGTTTTCTTATTTGTAATGCAATTTCTTCTGGCATTTTATCAAACATTACACTATCACCATTTTGCCATTCGTCATGCCAAATGATTTCATTTTCTTTTGCAAGTCTTTTATAGACTGACCTCGCTCGAAAATATCTATCAGATACCCATCTTCCAGTTTCAATTTTATATTGATTTTTTGCACCAGATTTTTTACCTAAATAATAAAAATTACATGCTTGATAAATTGTACCTAATTCTTTTGCTTCAACATCTGAATAAGCAACAAATAAACGATATTGTGTATTTTTTACCATCCAATTAATTGTAAACATAATTAAAGAACTTCCTAAATTTTTTGGTGACCAACTGATACAAGCACCTCTACTTATTAATCTTTCAATTTTTTTTGTATCTTCTCCTAATAATTTTGAAAATACACTTGGCATATCAATAATTACTACACCAGCCAAAATTCCTTTATATCTTGCTGTAAATATGTGTGTTGGGTATAAACTTACTCTTTGCAACCATTCATGTCTTTCAATAAATTTTTTAATTTCATCAAAACATGTTTTCTTATCTTCATTCTGAAAAACAAAATCACCAACTTTTAATTTTTTTGCTTCATCAATAGTTATATTCGCTTGCTTTAAATCATTGGTCAAATTATTTAACCTGATATCATATTGCCAACAATGTTGTTGATTATAATTATTAATCATTTCCAATAATTTTAATTTTTTTTGCTAAAAACCATTTACCACCTTGATGTATTGGTCTATTAAATTCTGAATATTCTTTCATTTCAACTTTAAGCCAAATTCTATTTTTATTACTTAAATGCGGTGCTTCTGGTTTTTCAGTACAATGCCAAAATGGTCGTACTTTATATCCTTTAGTCGGATAACAATTTGCTTCTAGCCATGCATTTCTTTTTAATTGTTCCGATTTATTAATAAAAAGTGATGTTATTTCACCAGATTTTAATTCTCTAAATAATTTATACGCAATTTTTGACATAATGTTACAAATTTATTTGTTTTTAATATATGCAAATATATAAAAAAATTAAAGAATCACAGAGTATTTATATAAAATTATGTTTATGGGTGGTTTAAATATTAATAACTTCATTAAAAAAGAGGTGCAAAATTTTCTAAATGAAGCATCAGTTGTAAAAGATAATAGATTTCATTTCAATCAAAGATTAAATAATTCTTCATTTTCTAATTATGATACATTTACTTCAGAATTTGATGCAAATATTATTGAAAGTGACATTGTTATAACATGGATAGTTTTATTTTGGTTAAATGATATGGGAATTGAAAATTTTGTAATAGAAGTGGAAAAAGCAGAAGGAACATTTACAATTGAAATGCGTGATAAACATAGTGATGAAATAAAACAAAATACACCAAAAAATATTAATGACTTTAATTGGAAATTTGTTATTGATGATGCTGTTTTACAAAAAAGCGGTTCGTTATATATTTCAGGATTAGAATTTGATTTTAAATCACAAATTTGTAAATTAAAATTTTAAATAAAAAAATATAATTATTATGAAAAAAATTTGGGAAGAAATTAAAGCATGGTTCATTACAAAATGGACCGCATTAAAAGCATGGTTCATTGCAAAACCATTGGCTTGGATTAAAAAAAATTGGTTTATGATTGTCAATTACATAGTAATAGTATTGGCATACAATAATATTTATGGTAAAACTAATGCCGAATTTGCTGAAGTTTTATTAGGACTTTGGATATTTACATCTGTTGCATATGCTGGATGGAAACTGTTTATAAAAAAATAAACATGTTGGAATTCTAAATCTGTTATTGATAATGTTTTTATTCGTAGCGATAATAAGAATCGAACTTATATGTCCTCCTTATGAGAGAGTTATCCTACCATTGAATGATATCGCTATATTATGTTGAGAATTTAATCTCAACATAAGTTCTTTTGTGTCCAATTCTATGTTCTTCAACAATTTTAATTGGTTTTCGCATCCATTGTTTTTTATTTTTAGAAACCAATTTCCAGTTTGGAAATCTTGTATTAGTTCCTTTTCTTTTACCATGACAAGTTTCCATATCATCGTAAATAATTCCGCCATACCATTTTTTATCATTGTTTTCATTTTGATGATAACCACAGTATGAACAATGAATTTTTCCTGTTTGTTCAAGATGCAATTTATATGCACGATTGAATTCACCACGATTTGTGGTTGTTTTAACTAAATTTTTACTTCCCATTTTTCTTGTTACGCTTTAGTGCGTTACAAGAATTCAAAATTTTTTTTCATAATTTTATATTTTTGAGATTATATCTTTATGTTCTTTTAATGACCATTCAATACTTTTAAATGTTAATTCCATTATTTCAGGATTAGCTAAATCAATTTCAGATTCATCAATTTCATCTTCATAATTTTTGAATCTTATTTTACTATTTTTTCTTAATCCAAAATTCATTGTTATTCGCTTTTAATTATTACTGATTTAGTATATTTTTTATCATTCCATTCATCATGCCAACGATTATTAAATTGGTCAAATGTAAATAATTTAATTCCACCAATATATGGGTCATAAATAAATACTCGAAAATCATCGAAACCAAATACAATACAGTAATGTCCATGACTCCAAGTATTTTTCCAAGATTTTCTATATTCTTTTCTTGCTTGTAAAAGAACAATTACTGGTTTTTTATTGTTTATTTGATTTTTTAAATATCTTATATTTTTATGTTCTTCTAATTTGGTTTCTAAACCAAATTTTTTTAGTAAAGTAACTAATTTTTCTGGACATAATCCATCAATTGGTGAAATCTTTGATATCTTTAAAAGTGTATTATAATCAACTTTTATTTTAGAATGTTTTAAGTGTGACCATGCTACTGCAAGACTACAATCAAAATCATAATTCTGTTCACGCATGGGAATTTGTAATATCATGTACATAAAATTTCCCTCTATTTGTTTCCTTGGTGGGAGTCGAACCCACACGCCCGAAGGCACTCGCTTTTGGGGAGAGCATGTGCTGCCAATTTCATCACAAGGAAATTATACTTTTTTCTTTATAATTCGTCTATAGTTTATTTTTTTCCTTTCAGTTATTTTAACCGATTTTCCACATCCACAATCATCTTCTTTTTGAAGTGGTTTTCTAATATTTGTCATAATTTTAATATAAATACTTGGTTTGTTTATTTGTAGCTCTGACGGGATTTAAACTCTTACGAACTTTTGGTTCAAGTTGTTGTAATAATTTTTCTGCGTTCTTTCCAATTTGCCACAGTATTATATTTTCATATGAATACTGTGGAATTGGAAATTATGTGGTGGAGATGCGGGGCATCGATTCCCCGGTGTTGCAATGTGATTAATAAGTTTTCTACAAGTTTATTTGATTTTCATAAATCAGCAAAATGTTAATTGTATTTTTCCAGAACAACTACAAAACTGTCCAGAACTTATTTTACTTCCTTTCTGATTTGGGAAGTTTTTTGCTGTTTATTTTTTCCTGTTACGCAATTGAAAGTACGGCACTCTTTACAAATACGCTGTTTCCTTTTGTCAAGGAAGTAGGAATAGACATAATGTCTTCTGCATTTATTGTTTTGAACCTTTTTAAAGTAGTCCGATTCAACTACTACTTGCTTACATCATTTTTCTACATACAGTCAAATCCATTCATCCCCATTATTTTAAAGAACTTTTATTCTAATAATAAATAGTTGTTATTATTTTTTATTTTTCGGTTCTTTTCTAAAACTCCATTTATAATCAAAACCGTGTTGTTCAATTTTATATTTATCAGCCACTTCAATAATTTCTTTTTCACCTCTACCAAGAACACCACCAATAAACATACTTATTTCCTGAAATGCTTGAAAACTATCAAATACTCTATAAAACAGATAATCACTTAAAATTGGATTAATAAAAAGTTTTTCATCACGTCTATAATAATGACCAACACTTTTTCTATTATAATCACTATCATAAATAAAAATAGGTGCTTTAAAATCTCTAAATAATTGAAGAGCATCGTAATTTTTAATATAATTATAGTGTTCTTCAAGATTTCCATACCAACCTTTATTATCAATAATTGTTTTTATTAAATCAAAATCATATGTAATTGTAGTTATAAGTGTTTCTGGATAATCTTTTTTGTTTTCATAATATAATTTCCAACCAATATATAATTTTCCACAAAATCCAATAATAAAAGAACTACAATTTTGATAATTTTTATATTGTTCATTTTTTATTGTATGATTTCCAATATTTAAAAAAGGCGAATCTTTACTTTTTTTAAAAGAAAATCCCTTTCTTTGAAATATTGATGGGAATTTTTTTTCTTCAACCTCAATTATTTCACGGTCATAAACAAGTGTCTTATCAATACCCATAGTACCAACAACACCATCGTAAAAATCTTTTTTCTTCGAAATTATTAACATAATTTTACAAATTTAGTCTATTATATAAATATATGCAAATAAAAAATAAGTTTTATTTAGATATCAAAGCACACCGAGAACGATTCGAACGCTCAAAACCATTACTGGTCGCACTTTTGGAGAGTGTTTGGCTTACCAATGCCTACCGATGTGTATATTACTGAAATAATTTTTGTAGCTCTGGTCGGATTCGAACCGACACGCCCGAAGACATTTGCTTTTAAGACAAACACGTCTACCAATTCCATCACAGAGCCATATTGTGGATACTTCGGGACTCGAACCCAATCTTCTGAGTGCAAAACAGACGTTCTTTCCTTTGAACTAAAGACCCATATTAAATTTCTATGCTTTCCATTACTTGGAACTATGAAATTTTTAACAGTCTTTCTACCGTGGAATCGAAGGGCATCGAACCCTCACTCTCCTGATTGCAGGTCAGGTGCTTTAGCCAGTTAAGCTACGACCCCAATTATTATTTAGTAGCCAAGAAGAGACTCGAACTCTCACCAATGATTATGCGTTCTAAGCGCACAGACTTTACCATTTTGTCCACTCGGCTAAATGTACCCTAAATCCGACTCGAACGGATATTTTAGTTTTCACTAAAAAATTGCTTCTTAGACAATCGTGTCTCACTCCAGTTGCACCATTAGGGCATTTAATTATCGGTTGTAGAACAAATATCGCCTTTTTAACCGATAAATATTAAATATCGGTAATTAAGGCGATATTATGATTGTATTTGGCACTACAATCTTTTGTATTCCCTGTAGGCTTCGAACCTACGACATCTTGCTTGTAGGGCAAGCACTCTGACCCATCTGAGTTAAGGGAATATATTTGTTAGTAAAAGCCAGCATTAAATCAAATTTTATATGATAATGTTAGTATTTCTGTAAGTTTTGACATTATTTTAATGAATCTTATGTAAAATAATTATTTCCAAACACTATTTCTATTATTACCTTTACCAGCACATTGTCTTGAGCAATATATATTTTTTGATTTACATTGCTTTCCACAGACTTTACAAAAATTAGTTAACTTATTATATGGATTATCATCATATAAATGAATATAATTTTTACCATATTTTTCAATTATATATGAAAAAATATGTTTTAGTTCGTTTTTTTTCATAACAATTAATGGTTTTTTAAAAGAATTATATTTTAAAATATCTTTTTTCCTTTCATATCCTTTTATTTCATAATAAACATTGTCGATAATAAAATCAGGATAATATTTGTGTTTTATATTATCAATGTAATATTCGAATCCATTATTATTTCTTTCAAAAATAATTTTATGGTCTATATTATAGATAACAAATGCTAATTCATAACTACTATCACACCAATATCCTTTATACCAACCAGATTTACCTCTACCAGAACCTTTTCTATAACCACCCTTACTAACACCTCTATATTTACAATTTTTATCATTACAATAACATTTTTTTGAACAATATATTCTATTATTTCCAGATTCTCTCACCCAAAAATCATTTTTACAAATAGGACAAGTTTTTAATATTCTTTTATTTAAATTTTTTTGTACCCACCTTTTATTTTTATCGTGTAACAAATAATTTTTTTTATTAATAAAACCTATTTTAAGTTTTGTTTCTTCACTATGTTTTCTAGTGTTTGCACAACTTCTTGAACAAAAATATTTTTCTTTTTTTGGAATATTAACGTTATATTCACTAATTTCAAATTCGCTTTTACATGTAAAACATTTAACTTTAAAAATTTTCCATTTGTTTAAAACAGTTATTTTTTGTTTTTCAATACTTTCTAATGTAGGAATATATTTTGTAGGGTTGTGTTTATTTCTACATTTTGAATTACAATATTTATTTTTTACTTCTTTACCACAATTTAAACATTTATTCATATATAATATTTTATATAAATACTATATACTCTTAAAAAGAATCGAAATTGTTTAATTAGAATGATTTAAATTTTGTACTGCATGAGGAATTCGAATCCTGCGAAGCCTTTCGGCACTTGCTTGAGAGGCAAGTCGCTTTAACCACTTGCATAATGCAGCAAATTAATTATTTCGTTTTTCTATTATTAATTCATTCAATTTTAAAAACAATATAACAAATAGTTATCTTAATTATCAATGCTGAGAACGTAGAATGAGAATCTTTTGTCCTAACCATTAGACGAACCGAGCATTTCTATTTAAATTGTTTTGGAAGTAAAAAATGCTTATATTGAAAATGAATTTTAGGTTTAAGTGATGTTTCAAAAAATTCTCCTTGTTCTTTCATATCTTCATCATCTTCTTCATATTTCCAAACAACTAAAATATTGGTAAGGGATTTTGCAACTTTTTGTAATATATTAAAAAGTGCTTTATTTGATGATGAATTAATATATTCAAATTCACAAGTAATTGTTAAATCAACATCTGAATGGTTTTTAATAAATTCATCTAATGCTTTATCAATATTATCAAAGAACATTAAGGAATTCTCAGGAAATGATTTTCCAGTTATTGTAAGAATACCTCTTTTAATATTAAAAAAAACTGCGGGTGTGTTGTTCGTTGCATTAATATACAAATTTTCCATAATTAAAATTAGTTTTAATTTAACATTTGTACAGCGTGTGGGATTCGAACCCAGCGAAACCTTTCGGTACAAGATTGAAGGTCTTGCCACTTTAACCGCTTGTATAACGCTGCATAAAATATTAATGTCGCTCTTCCTTGCTGAGTCGTACACCTAATTCAGAATTTTCATCTGAGGTCACAAGAATCGAACTTGCGTCCACATTAATATTTTGCCGAGACTGAGAGATTCGAACTCTAACCCACTGCGTGACAGGCAGTTATACTAGCCATTATACTACAGCCTCGAAAATTTCCAACATGTCAAAGAACATTATACGAACAATATTAATTTTTGTTACATTCTTTTCAAAAAAAAATCTCGACCATTTTTAAGTGGTCGAGATTTTTTCATTAAGAAAGGAAATATTATCTTTCTCGACCAAATATAACAATATCTTCTGCATCTGCCCATAATAGGACAACTGCCATCTCTGATACTAATATGTCGAGTAATCTTTTCATTATTTTTTAATTATTAAATTTGTTTTACTAACTTCGTTTAATTCTAAATACGTTGCAAAGATATAAAATGTTACAATATATACAAACTTTTTTTAAAATATTTTTTTATAAGTATCAAATAATGATTTAATATTTCGACTTCCAACCGGATTCATTGAGTGTATTAGAATTGTTTTAGGTATTTCTAATTTATTGTCAATACAATAATATATTAACCATTTAGCACAATGATAACCAGTTTTTTCTGGATTATCATCATAATTAGCAACTCTTTCATAATCAATATAATTAAGGTCATGGTCAAAACTAATAGTTTCTGGAATACCATTTTCTTGAATCATTTTTACAAACTCATCATAATTTCTTACAATTTTCCAATCAAGAATATTATATGTTGGATTCCCTAAATAATAAAAAGAATCTACAGGTTCTCTGAAGTCATCGAGATAAAGATTATATATCATAATTTTTAATTATTAATTTGCAAAGATAATAAAAAAATAGATTAAATTTTATAAAAAATATAAATAGTTCCCTTATTAGGATTTGAACCTAAATATTCATTTTCAGAGAATGAAATGTTACCATTACATCATAAGGAAATATTGTTGCCATGTACAGATTCGAACTGTAACTAATTGATTCAAAGTCAATTGTGCTAATCCATTACACAACAAGGCAATATTGGGGGTGATGAGGTATTTGAAACCTCCCCGACAGAATCACAATCTGGCATGCTACCGCTACACCAATCATCCCATATAAATTATATATTATTATAATATTCTAAAAATTTATTTATTTCATTCTTTATATATTGTTTACCATTTTCAGTATTAATATTTTTCCATTTTATTCTATAAACAACGTATCCATTATCATTTAATATTTTATCTCTAATTACATCATGTTCTTTTCTATAATTATGTTGTTTACCATCAATTTCTAAATCAATATTTTTATCTTCAATATAAAAATCTAAAAAATAATTACATGAATCGGTTAAGCCTAAATTTCTTTTATTTACTGGATAATTATGTTTATAACCAATATTATTATTTTTTAGTACATTAATAAAAAACCGTTCAGGATAACTAATAATATTTCTTGCTGTCCAACCTTTATGAATACCATTTGCAATTCTTTTATTTATAAAATCTTTAGTATTATTACTTTTTAATTTTAAATGGCATTCTTTTGAACAACATTTAGATTTACTTGGTTTTCCACTTAAACATTTTTGAGAAATAAATTCATTTTTACATATTACACATATTTTTTTAGTTTCACGATTAACTTTATTATTAATAAATCTATTGTTTAATAATGAATCACTTATTTTATTTTTTGTTTCGTTACTTAATTTTCTTTTTTTATTATTAAATGTTGCAGCACATGAACTATTACAAAATTTGTTTCTACTATTTATTTTTTTATTACAATTTAAACAATATTTTATTTTTTTATTAAAATGTGATACATTAATATCATTTTCTAATATAAATTCGTTTAATTCTTCATATACTCTAGCATTTGAAAATCCAAAATATTTTAATAATATTTCATTTTTAGATTTAGATGTTTCAATAATCTCAATTAATTTTTTTTCACACACAATATTTAAATTTATTATAAATACTGTGGATGTCGAAAAAATACGAGTTGAACTATAGGTATTTCAAAGAACTTTGCTAAATTTTTAGTTAACCTTTTGGTTATGCAGTGATTACTACGTGCAAGTAATTTAACATCAATCACTTCGGGGTGACACGGTTCGAACGTGCGAGGGATTTCTCCACCTGCTTCCAAGGCAGGACTGCTACCAACTACAGACCTACACCCCGATATATATAATAAAAAACCCCATTCGTTTGAATGGGGTCTACTAATTGCTCTCTCACTTCTTAAAAAACTTAAGCATAGTTTCCCCATTCAGTCACCTGTGGATGTTGTTGGGGGTTAATATGCATTAAATTTTTCATAACTAAAATTTTATAACTATGTTTAACAAAATCATTGCAAATATATGCATTAAAATTATAAATACAAGCATTTTTTAAAAAAATTTTTATTAATAAGAAAAAATGTGTGAATCATGTAACATATTATCGGAAATGTGTAACCTTTTTTAAATACCCTAAATGTATTTATTAGTGTTAGATAGCCACATTTTTCAATAAAAATTTAACACCAATAAAATAAATCAATGAAAACTACTAAACAAATTTGGACGCTTGAAGCTCTTAAGGAGCATTATGATATTGTATTGAAAAATCAATATGAACACTATAATGTATTGCTTGCTGAACGAGATGAACGAGTAACACAAAGATATCAAGCAATGGAATTGGCAGTAAATAAAGCAGAAACTGCAACTGAAAAGCGTTTTGAAGGTGTAAACGAATTTCGTGCACAACTTGGTGACCAGTCAAGAACACTTATGCCACGTATTGAAACAGAAGTGTTATTAAAAAATGCTAACGATAAAATTGACGCACTTACAATTAAAGTTGAAAAAAGCGAAAATATTAAAGCAGGTGGAAATACAGTAATTGCATATATTGTTGCTGGTATATCATTAATTGTAACACTTATTACATTATTGGGAAAATTTAAAATAATATAAAAAAAATTGATTATAATTAAAAATGAAAATTAATATAGATAATGTTAATATGCCATATGAGTCATATGAAGTACATTCACTTAAAATTCTCAATAAAATAAAAACTGATTTAGTTTTACGACTTAAATATATTAATGAACGAATTATAAATTTAATAAAGAAAGAAAATGAGTAATAATGAAAAAAATTATGATGATATTCTATTAATTGAGAATATGACATTAAATGAATTTGATGTGAAGTTTATTAAAAATTTATTAATACGTCAGGATGAAATAAAGGAAATGGAATTATCAAATATGTTAAAAAATAATGTAGATACTATTGTTAATGCAATTATTACCGAATTAAATAGTAGAGAAGAAAGAATATTTGATGCATTAAAGTATCAAGAAAATAAAGTACATAATGCATTAAAAATTCAAGAAGATAAAGTACATGATGCAGTAAAAGAACAAGAAATTAAGGTTCTTGCAGCAGTAAAAAATCAAGAAGATAAAGTATTAAGGGCTTTAAAAGAACAAGAAGATAAAGTATTAAAGGCTTTAAAAGAACAAGAAGATAAAGTATTAAAGGCAATTAATGGTCAATAAATAATTTGAAAATGAAAAATTCCATTAGAATACTTTTATTGGAAAATTCCAATGTTCAAGCAAAGACGATACTTCAATTATTAAGAAACGGTGAAAACAATATATCAGTATTGATTGCCGAAAACAGAAAATCTTATATTGAATTATTAAATGATAATGCTATTGATATTATCATATGTAATCATGTATTACCAGAAGGTTTCAATTCATTAGAAGCAATGAGAATTGCTAAGAATATTTATCCAAATATTCCATGTATATTACTTTCAGGGTCAATTAATGATGATTTTGCTATCGAGTTACTTAAAGAAGGATTTGATGATTACGTTAGTAATGACCATTTATTCTTTTTACCATTTTCAATTGAAAACGTTTTTCTTAAATATTCATATAAGGCAGAAATTACTAAATTAGAATCTGAAATCAAAATATTGCAAGAATCTTATAATATAATTGATGATGAGAAAAGAAGTATGACACAAAGTATTATTTTTGCTGAAAGAATTCAAAGTTTAACATTACCCAAAATTGATTTATTACTTAATAATTTCAAAGAAGCATTTATATATTATAAACCAAAAGATATTGTAAGTGGAGATTTTTATTGGTTTTCAGCAGATGGTGATAATGTTGTTATTGTGGTTGCCGATTGTACTGGACATGGTGTATCTGGTTCATTATTAGCCATGCTTGGTTCTAATTTTTTAAATGAAATTGTTGAAAATGAAAATAATTATGATAATCCAACAGATATACTTATAAAACTTGATGCTAATCTTTGTAAAGTATTAAAACAATCAGTAGAGAATAATTATCAAGATGGAATTGATTTAGCTTTAATTTCCATTAATAAAAAAGAAAAGAAAATACGTTTTAGTGGATGTAATGGTTCATTATTATATATTATGAAAGGTCAAAAGAAAATCAACATATATAAAGGAAATTCATATTTAATTGGTGGTATTGATTATTATAGTATTAATAAAAAATTTGTTACAGAAGAAATAAATTATGAAACAGGTGATGTAATTTATATGCACACAGATGGATATGTTGACCAATTTGGTGGAGATAATAATAAAAAATTTAATAAAAATGTTTTTTATAATTTATTATGTTCATTTCAACATTTAAGTTTACAATATCAATGTCAATTAATCGAACAAAGATTATTAAAATGGAAAGGTTGTTTCCCACAAACAGATGATATTTTAGTTGTTGGCATTAAATTATAAAATTTTTTTATTTTATGATAATAACACATAAAAAAATTGCATCATAATAAATATGATGCAATTACATTTTAAATATCATTTTATTTTAAAAAATAACCACTATCTGGCATTAAATTTTTAAAAATCATTCCTGATTCTCAGAACTAACTTAATTACTAGTTAAGCAATGATTCTCTGTATATAAATACTTATAATATAAATATAATTTAAGTATTTTTGATGATATTAATCAACTTTTAAATAAAATATTTAGTATTTATAAAAAATGATTTTATGGAGAATAAAAAAATCATAAAAATAATTAATGAAGAAATTACAAATTTTGATTTTTTAAGTAATGATGAACGTCTTAAGGGACAGGAAGACACTGATTTACTAAAAAATGAAGATATGCAAAAACAATTTATTTGTGATTCGCTTTTAAATAAAAAAGATAAAATAAAAATTGTAGAAGTTACTGACGCTCGTATTGGTGGAAATTGGAAAGAGGATGTTGACGATGCAAATAAACTTACCATTGAATATTATTTAAAGATTCAATATACTTATGACCCACAAAAAAAACCAATTATTTTTTATTTAAATTTCGATAGTGATGATATTTCATTTAGTAAAAATGTTTCTTATGATAAGGGTAGTAATGATGTTGCACCATATGGTGAATCATGGTTTAACTCATTAAATTGGAACGATATAAATGTTATATTATCTACTGAAGATGGTGATGAAATAGAATTTATTGCATTCAAAAAAGCACCACAAAAAATACAAATGTTGTTTATTAGGGAATATACTGCAGACTTTATTGAAAATGAAACTAATATGGATATCCGTACAAGAGAAATGAATGATAAGATTCAAAATATTCCTTATTGTTAATATATGATAAACGAAAGAAAAAAGATATTAAATAAAGTCAACGAATTAATTGATAGAAGAAAAAATGAGTTACTTAATGAGCTACAAAAAAACAATGTGTCGGAATTAAATAATATATATGTAGTTACAAGTAATACTATTTAATTACCATTTTTTTAAGATACAATGGGCTTTTGGACTGCGAACCTTGGCTAGCATATAACAACCACATAGTTTACAAGTATTTCTTTTAGTTAATTTATCACAAACAATACAAATTTCAATTCTTCTTTTTGCCTCTGCTTCTATTTTTGGATTAGGAAATGTAAAATTTTTCCAACCTTCATATATTTCAGATAATTTACTCATAAAATTTTATTTTTTGTAAATTTAACAATTTTACTATTATAATTTTAAATTTTTAATATATTTTTTTAATCTAAAACAATGGTATATTCATTTGTACTAATAATAAAATTTCTTATATAAACTGTACTTCCTACTCCAGCTTGTACATAAATTGTTATATCATCACCGGGAGACCAACCTGCTATATCTTCACTATAAGTAACATAACTTGTAGTTGCAGTTCGTGGTGTTCCTACTCCACTAGCACCTTTTTCAATTAGTGCTGCTCCACCTGCTCCACTTGCATATTTAACATCAAATTTAATTCTATATGTTCCTGAATAAGCATTTATTTTAATATCTTTTAACTTGGTTGGAGTAGTAGATGTTGATGTTCTTTCAGTTAATGATTGAGCTATAATAGAATCTCCTGCTAAACTAACTATATTAGTTACTCCATAAATAGTTGTACCTGATATAATTGGACTTTTTACACTTGTTGCTGCATAAAGATTTCCTGATGTTGTATCAATTCTAACAACATTAGTAGTACCAGCAGCATTTGTAAAAGTAAATCCTGAATAACTATCAACTCTTGGTTTAAAAGTTAAATTACCAGAATTATTATAAAGAGTATGACTATAATCACTAATACTTGTAGATGTTCCACCCATTACCAATGAATTTGCACCTATTATTCTTGCACTACCATTAACATCAAGCATATACATAGGTGCTGTTGCAAAACCTATTGCCATACTTCCATTTTGGGCAATGCCATCCACGTAAGTATAACCCCCACCATTTCTATCAAAAGCAAATCTCAATAGTGAAGTTGGAGTAGTACCTTTAGTAGATAAGTTTTCTATTATCCAGTTCATCGTATTACTAACTGCTACTGCAGTTGTATTCCAAGCCGTACCAGATAATCTAATACGGGGAGATATCTGGTCTTGTCCTACTAAAGCAGCAGTAGTATTGGTTACAACTAATCCATCAGTTGATGTTAGTGTTAAAGCTGTTTTTGTTGATGCTACATAGCTAAATGCTCCTGTAGTCGCAGCTAATGCAGCAGTCGTTATATTTCCAGCATAAAGATATGATTGAGTTCCTAAAGTAATAACTGGTAGGGCATTCGTAGCACTTGAGCCAGCTATAGACCATGACATTAAGGTAATACCATCCGCAGTTTGAATTTGATTTGATGCTAATTTTAAATTACCATCAATTAATAAATCGCCTGTTCCTACTGTTTTATCTTTTATACTAATAGATGTTATAGTTATTGTTTGAGATGCGGGAGCTATAATAATTAGTTTACCAGTTGTTGTAGCTAATATATCACAAGTATATGTTCTTGCACTTAGTAAATAATAAAGACCAGAAACTCCTCCAAGTTGATAATTTATTGAACTACCTACGGAAACAGCACTAACTATAATGGTTACTCTATATGTATGTCCTATTTGAATGTTTGATGTTCCTGTTGGAGTTGCAGTTAATGAATTAGTACTTGCTGTTTTTACTAAAGTACCGCCAGTTGCTTTCCAACCACCAACACCAGCATCATACCCTAATGTCCAAAATGATGTGGTTAATGGTGGTGCTAATTCTGCACCAATGGTGGCATAAGTTTTTGCATTTTGTCCTGCAGTATTTGAACCAATATCTAACCCTATTGTAGGTGAAGCATTTCCTATTCCTATTTTTCCACTATTTAAAATTCTCATTGCTTCAGTATTACCATTATTTCCAACTTTAAAAACAATATCAGCACCTGTTGTACCACTTGCAGAAGTTGATATTATATTTAATCCTGAATTTGTTGAGGTTGAACCAATTATTGTTTGACCACCACTAAGACCAGTAATTAAATTATTTTTAACGATTCTGCTACTTAATGTTATACCTGATGTTGCACCAGTAATTGCATTAGTTATTGCAGTATTGGTTTTACCTGTATAACTATTAATTTGTGTTTTATTATAATAATTTGCAGGTTCAGTAGTACCAGTATAATAATTAATTTGTGATGTTGTACTATATTGACTATGTGTATGTCCAGTTTGAAAGATACTTAAAGTCGTACCTGATAACCATGCAGGTTTATTAGTTAATGTAGTCCAAGATGGTGTTGCTATAATTGGAGAATATATTGTAACAGTATTTGTAGCTCCAGTTTTAATAATAGTTGCTCCACTTTGAATAAATGTATAATAATTGGTTTTAGTTAAACCTGAAACTCCTTGTATACCCTGAATGCCTTGACTTCCAGTATCACCCTTATCACCTTTAATTCCCTGTATGCCTTGAATACCCTGCGCTCCAGTTGCACCACTTAAACCACGTATACCTTGTATACCCTGAGCACCTGTAGCTCCTGAAATGCCTCTTATGCCCTGTATTCCCTGTATACCTTGAGCACCAGTAGCTCCTGAAATGCCTTGAATCCCTTGACTTCCAGTATCACCTTTATCGCCTTTAATTCCCTGTATGCCTTGTATACCCTGTGCTCCAGTTGCGCCACTAATACCACGTATACCTTGAATTCCCTGTATACCCTGAGCACCTGTAGCTCCACTAATACCACGTATACCTTGGATGCCTTGAGCACCAGTAGCTCCACTTAAACCACGAATACCTTGAATACCCTGTATACCTTGAGCACCAGTTGCACCACTAATTCCTCTTATGCCTTGGATACCCTGACTTCCAGTAGCACCACTTAAACCTCTTATGCCCTGTATTCCCTGTATACCTTGAGCACCAGTAGCTCCTGAAATGCCTTGAATGCCTTGTGCTCCTGTAGCTCCTGAAATGCCTCTTATGCCTTGTGCACCTGTAGCTCCACTAATACCTTGTATTCCTTGTGCACCAGTGTGTCCTGAAATTCCTTGAATACCTTGTATACCCTGTGCACCAGTAGCTCCACTTAAACCTCTTATACCTTGTATACCTTGAATTCCCTGTATACCTTGTGCACCTGTAGCTCCACTTAAACCACGAATACCCTGTATACCTTGAATTCCCTGTGCTCCAGTTGCACCTGAAATTCCTCTTATACCTTGTGCTCCAGTTGCGCCACTAATACCACGTATACCTTGAATACCTTGTGCACCAGTAGCTCCTGAAATGCCTCTTATGCCTTGAATACCTTGTATTCCTTGAGCACCTGTTGCTCCACTTAAACCTCTTATACCTTGAATACCTTGAGCACCAGTTGCTCCTGAAGGTACATAGATATTTAATGTGTAGGCATTACCTATTTTATTTTGATGTACAATTGTTGAACCTGAACCAGAAAAAGTAAATGTTGGCGTTATTCCTGAAATGCCTTGTATACCCTGAACACCAGTATGTCCACTAACCCCTTGTATGCCTTGAATTCCCTGTATACCTTGTGCACCAGTAGCACCACTTAAACCTCTTATACCTTGAATACCCTGTGCTCCCGTAGCTCCACTTAAACCACGAATACCCTGAATACCTTGACTTCCCTGTGCACCAGTTGCACCACTTAAACCACGAATACCCTGAATACCTTGTGCTCCTGTTGCACCACTAATTCCTCTTATGCCTTGGATACCTTGAGCACCAGTATGTCCACTAACCCCTTGAATGCCTTGTATACCCTGTATGCCTGTATGTCCACTAACTCCTTGAATTCCCTGAATGCCTGTATGTCCACTAACTCCTTGAATTCCCTGAATGCCTTGGATGCCTTGAGCACCAGTAGCTCCTGAAATTCCTTGGATACCTTGACTTCCAGTATCACCTTTATCACCCTTAATACCTTGTATACCCTGAATACCTTGTGCTCCTGTTGCACCACTAATTCCTCTTATGCCTTGAATTCCCTGTATGCCTTGTATTCCCTGAGCACCCGTAGCACCACTAATACCACGTATACCCTGAATACCTTGTACTCCAGTATGTCCTGAAGGTGCATAGATATTTAAAGTATAATTGTTACCTACTTTATGCTGGTTAATTATTGTACTTCCTGAACCAGAAAAGGTAAAAGTTGGGGTCACGCCTGAAATTCCTTGAATACCTTGACTTCCAGTATCTCCTTTTACACCAGTGTGTCCCGAAACTCCTTGAATACCCTGTACACCAGTACGTCCACTAATTCCTTGAATTCCTTGTGCTCCTGTTGCACCCGAAGGCGAATAAATATAAATTTTAGTTATATCACCAATTGTTGTTGCACTAACCACAGTTGGTGTTACACCAGTAAAAATATAATTTCCCGAACCTCCTGTTGATATTCGAGTATAAATTCTATATGTATTATCCACCAATTTTACAATAGTTTCACCACTACCTAAAAATGAAGGTTTATTTGTTATTGTATTTCCAGTATAACTATGATTATGTGCTAATTCAAAATTAATTAAAGTTGTTCCAGTTAACCATGTAGGACGATTTTTTAGAGTTAACCAAGAAGTTGATATACCAGTAATTGCATTATAAACAGCAAGTGTTGAAGTATATCCGGTTATATTTGGATTTAATAAATCGTTCTTTTTATTAGCAATGTTTTCTGCAATATATGGTGGTCTAATTACTGGTATATTTGAATTATAATCAGTTAAGACAACCATATCTTTAGCTGCATCAATAATACCTTGTCCGGTATTAGTAACTTCAACATATTCTAATAAGTTAGAATTGTTACTACTTAAAACAATTACTTCGTTATTTGTATTAACAATTTTTTTGTGATTATGTACTAATCCATAAGTTAATGGTATTGTTGTACCAGTATAAATATTAAATTTTGAACCATAATCAGTTAAGACAATCATATCTTTAGCTGCATCTTGTCCAGTATTTGTAACTTCAACATATTCTAATAAGTTAGAATTGTTATCATTTATAACAATTTCTTCATTATTTGTATTCACATTAATAATTTTTTATTGTATTATCTAATAAATTACCATATGTAATATCGATTACAAATATTTTATCAAAAATATTATCGATATCATTTGGGTCTGCCCATTGAAATTTAATTTCAGCAAATAATGTTTCATTTGGATGTTGTCCTGTAATTGTATTTGGAACAATAAAATCGTATGTGGTATCATTAATAAAAATTAATTGAGTCCAACCACTCGTTGCTATTTTCTTAAATTTAATTAATTCAATACTTGGGTTATTTCTACTTTTAACGATTACTTTAATATCAATCATTTGATACAAATCTTTATACGAACCATCATTATTTCTATAACGTATTGATTTTCTAATATCCGAACCAGAACTTTGTTGAGGTATGTATGGAACATCTTCATATTGTTGAATAATTCTACCACCTTTAGAAATTAAAATACCAAATCCAGTATTATTTTTTGCTTCAACAATGGCATTATGTAATATTTCTTGTGGTTGTAATGCAATATCATATACTCTTAATTTTTGAATACTTCCAATATATGATGAATTGAAATATTTTTCAATTAATAAATTATTTTTATTTTTGTCTTGAGATATATTATCCGCAGCAATGCATTTAAAATCATTAATATATAATGTACCACCAGTATTGAATAATCCATCTGTTTCAATTAATATTCCTATATATACAATATTTTTTCCTGAATTATCTTCTGTTTTAAATGTTGTTTTTATTGGTAACCAACTATTTTCGCCAGTTAGTATAATGTTTGGACTTTCATTACCAAATCCAACAATAGATGCATTTTCTAAGGTAACAGGAATTCCGTTTACACCATAATACATTATCTTATTCAACATATATTCATATTCACATTTATCTGCAAATGGGTGTAATCCAAGATTTTGAAGGCTCAATATATATTCATTAGTTAATGGATATATATATTCGGTATTATTAATAATATTAATGTCGACATTATCACTATACATTATTATAGATATTTTACTAATATCACCACCATTAAAAAAAGAGTTATTAAATAATGATAAATTAACAATATAATCTCTATTAGATAAAACCGAAATTGGTTGGTCATATTTTATAAAATATGTATTTCCCGTTCCACCAGTATATTGTATACGCATCACAGTCAAAGGATATTTAACATTAGAATTACATTTATCAGCATATGTAAATGTTGTATTATCAGCACTTAATGATAATCCAGCTAAATATGTATCACCTGTTGGTGCTATGTAACAATCACTTGAAATTGGGTCTGCTTCGACAATAAAATTATTATTAATATATGTTGTACTTTGACCAGTATACATAAAATGCGTTTGATAATCATAATGCCATGAATTTTTTAAACCAAAACTACCACCACCCCAACTAATATTATATGGAACACCTAATTGTTTTTCTTTATCATTATCAAGTCCTTTAAAATAAAATTCATCAAAATCTTTAATCTTCCAAAATATTCTACCATTAATATAAAAAATAAGGTCTCCTTTTCTTCTTGGATAACATTTACTTAATGAATCAAAATCATCAATTATTTCATATGGTTTAAATACAATACCAATAATTGTCCAACCAATTCTATTTATTATATTTGGTGATTCGTTTTGAATAATATTACCATTAGAATCGACATATTTATATTTAATTTTCTTATTGTTAGTTATTTCAAATGAAATTATATTATTACTAATATTATTCAATTGTTGAATGCTATCAAAAATAATTGTATTGGCATATTCTGGTTGTCTAAAATTTGATAAATTTTTACTATCTTTACTATAAGCAACTAAATAATTATTTTCTGATGTTGTAACACCACTAAATTGATATTCATAACCAGTTGATTTTCCGCCATATGATATGTTTGTTGTATTTGTAATTGTTGTTTCACCACTAAAAAATGGATTATATTTATCCTCTGCCCTTGTTCCCATGTAATAAAATATTCCTTCTGATTGAGGAAGAATTTCGATAATTGTTTCGATTGTAATACCTTTATTATATCGAAATGGAAGTAAATTAAAATTATAATCTTCTAATTTAAAAAATCCTTGTAGATATCCTCCAGATAATGAAAAATATCTACCAACCGAACTTCCAGTTATTCCAGATATTGCATAACCTGTATAAAAAGTACCACCGCTATTATTATTAAAACCAATACGATAAAGAGCTAATTTATCATTATTTTGCGTTAATGTTAAACCACTATATAATTTATCAATTCTTCCATTATCAAATGCTGTTAATCCAAAATCAATTAAGTTTAAATCATCAACAGTTGCATTTTTCCATTTAGTTAAACTAAATAATGTTAATCCAGTATTTAGATTCCATGAATTAAGATTAGTTAAGTCAATATGTATTGCTAAATTATCTGTTATTATGCTATTAAGACAGTTTAAATTCATATTATATGAGAATTTAAACATAAATAGTTTTGAATTTTATTTAAAATAAATAAAATCGTTTTTTTATATTGTTTAGTTATTTATTAATTTTAATAAATAATTCTGTATTTATATGAAAATAAATTAAATCATAAAAAATCAAGAATATGAAAAAAAATAGTAAAGAAAGACTTTTTGAAGTCATGAGTAGGCTCGATAAAACATTCAAGCCAAAATTAAATGAAGATGTTGAGATAGGTGCTGAAGTAAGTCCCGAAGAACCTGTAGCTGCATTACCATCTAGTGAAGAAACACAGGAAGAAAAAACTCCTGAAGAAAAACTTGAAGAATTAACGGCAAAAGTTGATGAACTTTATGCTATACTTCACGGTGAAGAAGAAACATCTACTGAAGAGATTCCTGCTGAAGAAACTGGTGAAAACCTTCAAGAATGGAATTTCGATAAGAAAAAGGGTGAAAAGAAAGAAGAAAAACCAAAAGACAAAACCCAATTTAATTTTGACAAGAAAGAAGATAAAGAATCTAAGGAACATGAAGATGCTGAAACTCCTGCTGAAGAAAAAAAGGAACATAAAGAAAAGAAAGAGTTGAAAGAAGTAGAAAACAATGATGGAAAAAAAGTTCCTGTTGCTACTTGGGATAAAGCGAAAACTGGTAAATAATTAGATTTTAATATATAATAATTGAAATGAAAAAAGTACTTGATACTAAATCATTGCTTTTGGAAAATATGGCAAAATTAAATCCAGATTTCCAGTTAAGAGAAGAAGATAAAAAATGGATTCAAAAGGCTGTTAATCCAGAACATAAGGGTTATTGCTCACCGATGACAAAGCCAACGTGCACATCGAAACGTAAAGCATTGGCAAAACGTTTTAAAAAAGGTATTGAAGAATCAAAAATGATTCTTAAAGAAGGTATCACTGATATGAACGCTCCGGAATATATTAATCAATATAAATCGAGGGTTATAAAAATAAAAGAATTTGTTGATTCATTATTAAATCAGGGTGAATATGATATTATTGATACATTATTTAAATTATTGATTGATAGGAAAAAACAAGTTCCAGCATCAGTTAATGAAAATAATTCATTTAAATATCAAGAAAAGGTTGAACATCTTAAAGGTAAAATCGATTATCTTTTTGATACAAATCATTATGATATTCTTGATAAAATTGATGGTATAATTTCAAAATTATTTCCAATTAGTGATGAAGAACTTGCAGCAGAATTAGCTTAAAGTATTGATTAAATTTTATGATTGAAGAAAAAAAAACACCACGTTCTTGGTCTGGCAGGTATTGGAAAAATCACAATATTTCAGATACTTTGAAAGAAGTCGTTGAGCCAGATAATGTTAATGTATCGTCAATTCAAATGCATGATACATTATCACCATTTATTTGGGAATCTGATAAAAAAATGAAACCGGAAGTTAGAAAAATTTTATTAATGAATGCTAAGAGATTCATTGAATTTTGCGATGCTGAAAATCTTAAATTTAATGATATTATATTAACAGGAAGTCTTGCAAATTATAATTATAATGAAAATTCTGATTTAGATGTTCATATTATTCTTGATTTCAATCAAATATCGGAAAATAAAGAATTTGTGGGTGACTTTTTTAAAATGAAAAAACAATTATGGGCAGAAAATTTACCAATTCAAGTAAAGGGGCATGATGTTGAAATATATTTTCAAGATAGTGCAGAACCACATCATTCTTCTGGTACATATTCTCTTATTAAAGATGATTGGCTTAGAAAACCAATAAAAAAAATTGTCAATATTGATAGTGCTGATGTACAATTAAAAACAGCAGATATTATGAATTCTATTGATGATTTGGAAGCACATGAAAATCAAAAAGATTTTTTAAAAAAGCATGAAATTTTAAAAGAAAAAATAAAAAAATATAGACAATCTGGACTTGAAACTGGTGGAGAATATTCAATTGAAAATCTTGTATTTAAATTATTAAGAAATACTGGTTATCTTGAAAAAATGGTTGAATTAAAAAATGACTATTTAACACAAGAATTAAGTCTCAAGGAATTTACGAATTAAGTCATGAAAAGATTTATTGTAACAAAAGAGCAATTAAAAGAATACGTTGAAAGAAAAAAATCTGAAAAAGTATTCTATGATATATTAGAATGTTTACACAAAAATTCAAAATATTTAAATGAAAGTATTTCACATAAAAAAGCAAACCAAACAATTATTAATGATTATCAACGAAAAGGTTTAATTACACCATTGATATATGAAATGCTTATGAAGCATAAAATAATTGGTGAAAAACTGGAAATATTATAAGTTTCCAATTTTTTTGCTTTAAATTAAGTATTTATAAAAAAATATAAAGTAAATAATAAGACATTAAATAATATTCAAATGAAAAAACACACATCAGAAGAAGCATATTACGAAAGATTAAGAAATTTAGCAGTTGTTAATAAAACAATTGTAAAAGAATCTCAGAGTCGTAATTTAGGTACTTTAATTGATTATAAAAGAGCTGCAGATGGCATTGCTTATGGCATTATTAAAGAAAATCATAGTTATTATATTAAGAAATCTGGTCTTAAAGAAGACCCCAATGTTGCCGATTTTGCATATATTGGTGGATTAGCAAATGTTACTGATTATCAATATAAGAAACTTTCAGAAGCCGAAAAACAAAGAAATATGTTGTTTCGTACAATTAATGAAGCGGTTTCATTAAAACCAAATAAAACTGGTAGTAAAAAAAGATTAAATGAAGATAAAGCTGGTGAAGAAATTAAGGCAAGTCAAGAAATGGCTGCTGGATTAGATGCTGCAAAAAATACAACTTCTACTTCAGAACCAACTCTCGATTTAGGTGGTGAACCCGAAAATGGTTTAGAAACCTCTGCCCCTACCGAAGAACCTATTCCTAATACAGGTGCTGAAGAACAAACACCACCTACTGATATTGCAACTGATGGAGCACCTACTGATGATGAAACTGGTGAAGCACCTGTTGGTGGCAATGAAACTGGTGAAGCACCTACTGATGATGAAACTGGTGAAGCACCTGTTGGTGGCGATGAAACAGGTGAAGAAAATCCCACTCCAGAAGATGGTACAGAAAGTAATCCAGAAGACCAAAAAAATATTACCACAAAAGAAATTGAAAAATCTCTTGGTAAATTGACGGAAAAAATAAGAAAAACAGAAATGACAGATTCTCAAGTTAAGTCATATGTTAATTCATTTCTTGCATCATTTAAAGATAAATTTCCTGATGTTGAAATCGAAGATAGAAAAACAATGGCAGAAAAAATAACTAAAGTTGTTCCTGATGAAGATATTGAAGACTTAGGACAAAATGTTGAAAAAACTGAACCTGCTGAAGTAGAAGAAGGACAATGTGCAGAATGCGGTAGTTTTGCTAAATTTGCAGAATCAAGAGGATATAATGCACAATCAATTCAAGAATGTGGAGAAGAAGAAATGACAAATTTGGTTAGTGGTTATGCAAATGCGCATAATGATGGACAAAATGATGGTGATTTTAAAGCAGTCGCATTATTTATTTCTCCTAAAATCCTTGGTAAATTGAAATCAGATTATGGTCATGATGAATATAGTGAAAAATTAACTCCTTATACTAATGAATTAGGTGAGAGTGATGAAGCATCTAAAACTCAACAAATTGAAGAACTTTTTGGTGGTATTGGTGGTGCATTTAAAAAAGTTGGCGGTGATATTAAAAATAGCGCACAAGCAGTCGGTAATGCTGTTGGTAATATAGTTCAAAAAGGTGCACAAGCTGTTGGTCAATATGCACAAGGTGTTAAACAAGCATATCATGCTGGTGAAGTACCCGGTGAAGTAAAAAAACTTGAAGGTATTGCTGCTAATTTGGGTAAACAAGTTCAATCATTAAATACAAGATTAACTAAATCTGGTCAACAACCTATTGATATTAAAAATATAATAAAAGCAATATCACAACAAATTACAGGTAAGGGTGCTGGTGTTGCTGGTTTAAATCCAGTTGCTGAAAGTCTTGATGACCCAGCAAAAATTGAAACACAACCTATTGAAGAAATAAAAGTACCTGAACCAAAATCGGGTCAAAAACTTAGTGCAACTGCACCTATAAAACAAATAAAAGAAGAAGAAGAACCGGAAGTTGAGGATGATACTACTGAAGAAAAACCAGAAATTGAAGTTGATGATACTACTGAAGAAAAACCAGAAATTAATATAGCCCCTGCTGGAGAAACTCTAGGTGGTGGCGTTGTTAAACCTGAAGGTGCTGGTATTGAAATTAGAATAGAACCTGATAAAAGTATTGATATTTCAATGAATGAATCAGAAAGAAAACTTAGAAAATATATTCGTAATAGACTTGAAGAACATGCTGGTACTAGAAAACCTATTTTAAGTGAAAGTAAAAAATCTTTAACATTAAAAAAACTTGATTCAATAATTGATAAACAATTCAAATTATCTGAATCTGTTGTATTAAAAAAAAAAGATAATGTAAACGAAATTTTTGGGTTTGGGATTAAAGAAAAATTTGCAAAACTTGACCCAAATGATACTGCGGGTGTCGAAGCATTATTTGCTGCAGCATTTAGAAATATATTGATTAATCCTAGTATGGGTGCAATTGGTAGAGCATCAAAAACAACCCCAATTAATAAGAAATATGATATATTAAAACAATATGTTGATAATGGCGGTGGTACATTAAGACTTGCTGATAGTAAAACTGTAAAATATGCACCGCAATCAGTAAAAAATGCTGCAACAAAAAATGATTATTCTGCTTCTGGCGGAAATGTAGCAGGAACAGTATAAAACATATAAATTAATTAATTATTAAAAACCCGAATATTTTCGGGTTTTTTTGTAACATTTTTATATCTTTATCGTATATATTGTTTAACTAAATTATATTATTATGATAGACAGAACATTTTTAAAATATAAATTTTTTAGAACACATATCGGTGGTGGTTCAAAGAAACATGAAATTGAAATATTTGAAAAAGTTCAAGGTAGTAATGATGATAATTCTGATTGTGATTGGTTTGAATATCGAAAAATATTTATTCAATATTTTGATGATTTGCTTAACGTTATTTTTAGCTGGAAAGTATTGTTGAAAAATTTGAGTTATATATTTGCCATTCTTTCAATATTTTTACTGTTTAAAAGTTTATTAATATTTATAATCATTTTTTCAATATCATTTATATTTCAAATTCTATATTTATTTTTAAAAAATAAAATAAGAAAAAGATTGAGGGAATATAATATGTGTTTAACAATAATATTATATACAATAAAAGAACAAACAGGTTTCGAATTCGATAAAAATTAAAACCACGCCAGTGGCTTTTTTTATTGAAAGTATTTATAATAAAATTACATTATGGACTACGAAGATAATAAATTAAAATTAATTTTTATTTTAAAAATTGGTTATAATGCAAAAGGAGATGGTTTATATGAATTTATATTTTCGTTAGACCCTACAAATATTGATGTAGAAGGTTGGTTATGGGATATAAGTCCAGCTTGCGATAATGCAATGCCTCCGACTGAAAATTATTTTAATGCAATTTTTAATCTAAAAACTAGTTCATTCGATTTATTTTGTTTACATGAAGCGGTGGATAGAGAATATATGCATGGTTATCATACAATACATGCTTTAGCATATGAAACTGAAAAACAATCAGATGAAAATGGTAATTCTGGTGATTATGAAAAAATGTTTGAAAAAAATGAGGAGGAATTTCCATTATTAGTGTTTCATTATGGTATGACATTAACTAAAATCAAAGATTTACTTAGTGCTAGAAAAATTATTTTAAAAAATAATGAATTTGTTGAGACATCTTCAATAAAATTATAGTATTTAATGAATAATAAATGTGTAGCTTAATAGAAGAAATACAATATCAATCTATGATGCTAATTCGATGGATACGAGAACAAAAATTGTATTTATTTGGTGTTAGTAGAGCATTTTATTGCCAACGAGAAATTGAAGGACAAAGTAAATGCACTCATCAATGCGACCACTGTAAAGAATATTACAAACCTTTGGAACAATAAAAAAATTAAGTTAAAGAATGAATAATATATAAAATTGTATCTTTACTAACGCCATATTCTTTTGCTAACATATTAGCAGTATATTGTTTAGGAATATATTTTTGTTTTATCTCGTTTCTTTGTATTGGTGTTGTTTTATACTTTCCATAAAATTTATTTTTTAATTTATCACTAATTTTCTTTTTTGATTCGACAGTATGCCTATATCCAATACGATTTTTATTACCTAAATTTATAACTCTCATTTTTTGACAAAATTCTTTAGGCATTTTTTTATTCTTATTCCAAGGTATTCTACCTAAACAATTTTTAGCATTTTTACAAATATTAAAATATGTATTGGTCATATCTAAGAAATATTGTTCTCTAACCAACAATTTTTCTTTTGAACATTCTTCAATTAATGTAAAAATTAAATCATTTATACCATATTTATTAAAATGTCGTTGTAGTTTTATTGAATGATGTTTATTTTGTTTTAAATCATATCTGTGTTTATTCCATCGTTGGAAAACATTAATCGTACTTCCAATATATATTCGTTCTGGACGTATTATTGATTGGATTTTATATATACCAATTATTTTCATATGTCTATATAAATACTGTGTTTTGCGGTTTTATAATATCGAGTATTTATTATAAATATTTATAAATGTCTGAAGATATTGACAAATTAAAAGATAAAGAAGAAGAACAATTCCCTGACCATATTCCAGTAGTTCCATTTGATGTTCAAAAGGAAAGAGAAAAAGAAGAACAAAGAAAATTAGCAAAAGAACTTCGAAAAAAATCTAAGAATACTGAACCTATTATTATTACAAAATCTGGTGTAATAAAAAAAGCAAGCGAATTAAATTATACTGAACAAGAAGATGAGATTATTCGTTGCGCATCAAACCCAATCTATTTTATTGAAACATATTTAACAATTTTTGACCAAACTCAAGGTAAAGCTGGTCTTATTGTTCCTTTCAAATTATTTGAATTTCAAAAAGAATTAATTCAATCATATTTGGAAAATCGTTTTGTTGTTGCAAACAAATATAGACAAGCAGGAGTTACAACCACCACGTCAGCATATATAGCATGGTATGTTATGTTTAATCGTAATAGACAAGTTGCAATTGTTGCTGATAAACTTGAAACTGCTCGTGATGAAATAATGAGTGATGTTGTTGATTTTATTGAAAATTGTCCTGTATGGCTTAGACCAAAAACTGGAAGAAATACAGAAAAGAACTTAAAAGATACGCAAAAATTAAAGTACTACGATAATGATTCAAAATTAGGTGCTTTTGCATCAAAGAGTTTACGTGGTATGACACCAACGCTCTTGTTTTGGGATGAAACTGCATGGGCGGAAAAGGGTGATAAATTCTGGACTTCAGCACAACCAACATTACAAACTGGTGGTGCTGCTATTATGGTTAGCACTCCATCTGGGATGGATTCTGTATTTTATAAACATTTTAGTGAAGCAAGAAAAGGAAAAAATAATTTTAAAGCAATTGAATTATGGTGGTTTAATGACCCTCGTTATAATAAAGAATTGGTTTGGCTTAAAAATAAAGGTAAAACCACTGAAATTAAATTAATTGATGAAAATTGGACTAATGAAAAAAGAATTCAATTAATGGATGATGGCTGGGAAGCATCTTCACCTTGGTTTGAAGAACAGATTCGTAACGCAAATGGCGATATGAAACGTATTGCGCAAGAACTTATGTGCAATTTTTTGGGGTCTGGTGATAATTTTATTGCAGAAGAATATTTAAAAAGAATTGAAGAAAATGAAAAACAGCCTCCTATTCGTCAAGAATATATAGATGGTAATATGTGGATTTGGAAAGACCCTGAACCCGGAGAAGATTATATTATGGCATTAGATGCCTCTCCGGGTCATGGGGAAGATAATTCAACACTCAATATGCTTAAAACTATAGAAATTATTGAAGAAAAAATAATAAAAAAAGGTGATAAAATAAAAAAAGTTAAAACAAAAAGACATAAAGTTGAACAAGTTGCTGAGTATTATGGCAAAGTAACACCACAAATGTTATCAGAAATAGCATATCAATATGGTAAAAGATATAATAATGCATATTGTATTGTTGATATTACTGGCGGTTATGGTGTGCAGAGTGTTGAAAAATTATTAGAATTTGGGTATGGCAATGAACATATTCATTATGCGGAAGTAACACATAAACCAAGTAGAGATAGATTACAAGGATATATAAAAAAAGGTCAAAAAATAATGTCTGATGGTAGTATAATAAATGTTGATTTAATTCCCGGATTTTTTATTGGTAATAATCGTGCATCAGTTATTCAGGAAATGCAAAGAGCAATACATTTGGAAGATGTTATCATTAGGTCGATTAGATTATTAGAAGAATTAAAAACATTTGTAACTATTGCAGGAAATAGAGTTGCCGACCATAAACGTACATTTCATGATGACTCAATTATGGGATTAAGTATTGGTTTATATGTGCTCAATTTTGATATGGCTAGATATAAACAAAGTAAAGGAATGACTGAACATATGCTTAATGCTATAATTACTAATAATGATATTAATGAAATGAAGGGAAAAATGGATATTAAGAATAGACCAATGATTTCACCTAATAGCGTATCACCATTAAATCCCTATGGGGCAAATGCATGGTTATTTAATGGTATTAAAGATAAAAAGAAAACATAGAATGTATTTATATTTAAATAACTTTTCAAAAAATCTTAGTATTTATAAAAAAATATAAAAATTTATAAAATGGCTGAACCAGCAAAAAATAAAGGAACTGTATATCAAGAACTCAATAAAATGATGAATCTTGATGGGTTTGGTTTTCAAGATAATCAACCTACAAGTGTAATGCAACAAGCATCCGCACCACCATCAGAAAAATCTAAAATAATTATTAAGGGTAATAGTCCTGAAGAAATTCATAAAAAGGGTTTAGAGTTAGAACAGAAAAGAGAACTTCAAAATAAATTTTTTAGAACAACTGATAGGGGTTTTCAAAAAGCACTTCAATATGAAGCAGCAAGATTACCTGCATACATGGATTATGAAGGGATGGAATATTATCCTATTATCAGCAGTGCGTTAGATTTATTCATGGAAGAAGCAACTACAATTGGTTTCAATGGTAAAATGTTAAATATATATTCCAATAAAGAAAGAATAAAAATGTTGTTAGAGGAATTTTTTTATGATATAGTAAATGTTAATGTTAATTTACCATTCTGGGTAAGAAATACACCAATTAAATATGATAGTATTATCCCATTATTGAGTGGTGAAGAAATCACAATAAAAGAATTATCAGAAAGATTAAAGAAAAACCCAAAGGATGAAATTTGGACTTATTCAATTCAAGATAAAACAAATAAAATAGTTGCTGGTAAAATAGTTTGGTGTGATTTAACTAGAAAAGATAGTGATATATTAAAAATTACTTTCGATGATGGTACATATGTTGAAACAACACCAGACCATGAATATATGCTTAGAAATGGTTCATATTTAAGAGCAGATAAATTAAATGCTGGTTCTAGTTTAATGCCATTTTATACATTAACAAGTAATGAGGCTAATTATATTTCTGGATACGAAAAAGTTTATAATCCAGCATCAAATCATCATGTATTTACCCATAGAATTGTTGCACAAGAATGTGTTATTAATTTAGATGAAGAGAATAGAATAAAAGAAGATTTTGTTACACACCATGTTGATTTTAATAAAAAGAATAATAGTCCTTCAAATTTATTAAGAATGACAAATGCTGAACATGGTAATTATCATGCTAAACTAGGTAATGTGGGAAAAATTATATTACAAAGAGAAGATGTAAGAAAAAATAGAATGTTAGGTATTGATAAATATTTACGTTCAGAAAAAAGAAAAAAAAGATTATCAAAAGAAATGTTAGGAATTTACCCAACTTATTTTGATAAATATAATAACAGTCCATTACATGATGAACATAATATTATTCGTAAGAATAAAATGACAGAATTGTGGTTAGATGAAAATTATCAGAATAAAGTAAAAGATAAGATGCAATTAAAATTAAATGATAATTGTTTAAAACATATAGTTAATATTTTGGGTCGTAGTAAGACATATATTGGATGTGCTAATTTAGGAAAAGAATTAATGAAAGATGCTCAATTCATGCTATTATTTAAATCATCTAATCCTAATATTAGAAAAAATTTAAATAAATCATTAAGTAGTACTACATTATATAAACTTATATTTAGAAAAACGCAAATGAAATATTGTGATTTTGTGTCAAGTATTAATCCTAAGATAATTAATGAAACAAATTTTAAAAGAGCAAATGCTATTTCAAATAAATCTAATATAAAAGCATCATCAATATTAAATCATAAAGTATTATCGATTGAAAAAATTGATGAAAAATGCGATGTTTATTGTATGGAAGTTGTTGGCAAAAACAATGAGCAAGATAGACATAATTTTCCTGTTTGTAGTAAAAATGAAAACGGTGAATATACCAGAAATGGTGTCTTTCTTTCGAATTGTAAATATGGCGATAATTTCGTCCTATTATATGGTGAACGTAAAAAAGGTATTACTCATGTGAAACAATTAGTTAATTACGAAATTGAAAGATTTGAAAGAATTCAAAATGGTAAACCATTGGTTAAATTCAAAGAAAGAATGACTGGTGACGAATTTAATGTTTTTGAAATTGCTCATTTTCGACTTTTAGGTGATGATAAATATTTACCTTATGGAAGTTCTATTTTAAATAAAGTTCGCAGAGTTTTTAGACAACTTGTAATGGCAGAAGATGCCATGCTTACATATCGTATTATTCGTGCTGGTGAAAAGAAAGTATTTAAAATTGATGTTGGAAATATTGATGAGGATGATATTGAAGAATATATTTATAAAGTTGCTACAAAATTTAAAAAATCAGCACAAGTAAATCCAAATGATGGTCAGATTGATTATCGTTTTAATATACTTGGTAATGATGAAGATTATTTTATTCCAGTTAGAAATGCAAATACTGAAACTGGTATTGATACATTACCCGGTGCAACTAACCTAGATGCTATACAAGATATTGAGTATCTGAGAGATAACCTTTTCATCGGACTTGGGATTCCAAAACCTTTTTTATCATTTCAAGATGCTGCAGGTGCAGGTAAAAATATGGCACAATATGATATTAGATTTTCAAAAAAAATAAATCGTATTCAACAAGCCATAATTCAAGAATTGAATAAAATGGCAATGGTTCATTTATATTTATTAGGATATACTGGCGAAGATTTAAGTAGTTTTACACTTACGCTCACAAATCCAAGTACTCAACAAGAATTATTAAAGTCTGAATTAATGCGTGATAAAGCACAAACATATACTGAATTAACACGTGCTGAAGGTGGTATTGCAGCTATGTCACATACTACTGCAAAACGTATGATTTTCAATATGAGTGATAAAGCTATTGTTGATGATTTGAAACAACAAAAAATGGAAAAAGTTGTTATGCAAGAACTTCAAGATTCTCCAGTTACAATTAAAAAATCTGGTTTGTTTACTGATATTGATAAACGTTTTGGTTCACCAGAAGAAATGCCAATATCTGGTGCAACTGCTGGTGGTGCTCTTCCTTCTGCTGGTGGTGGAACTGGTGCTCCACCTGCTGGTGGTGCTCTTCCTTCTGCTGGTGGTGGAACTGGTGCTCCACCTGCTGGTGGTGCTCTTCCTTCTGCTGGTGGTATAAATGGTGGTGGAGCAACAGGTGGTGCTGAAACAATGATGGAAAATAAAAAAAATAAATTAAGTGAAGAAGATTTTAATAAACATATTGAAAAATTAGTATATGGAAGTAGTAAGGAAACTGAAATTAAAAAAGAAACTGAACATACACAAATTATTCAAGAAAATAATGAAATTAATGATTATTTGAACAACAAAGCATTGAATATGGTTAACGAAATTACTAATTTATTAGAAAATCATGAAAGTATAAATACAGAACAAAAAAATATTGAAATACAAGATACTGAAATTATGGATATTGAAAACATTGATTTAAACGAATAATTTAGATATATTATTTATATATTGCATGATGATAACATTTACAATTAATTTTAGTATTTATTATAAATCGAATAATATCATATGAAAAACGCCAACATAGGAGTAGTTAATTTAATAATTTCAAACAAATTAAAAGATTCTTATTTTAATGATAAATTGATTGAAGAATCTAAAAAAATTGCTTTTGATTTTCTTGATATAATCAAAAGTTCTCCAATTTTACAATTAGAATTTAAAGTGTTTAATAATATGGAAAATAAACACATTGAAAATGATGTTGCTGCAACTCGTTATATAGATAATAATATTAAATTATTTGAAGTTTATACTATTCAAGAAATTGATGCTGCGCATGAAAAGTTGACTACTTTGTATGAAGAAGTTCCCGCATTTTACGGTCAAACAGAACAAGATAAACTTAAATTATATGAAGCAATAGATAATTTAATTAGAGAATCTCTCCAAGATTATGATAATATTAATGTTGATAATTTACATGAATCATTTACTTTAGTTTTAAATCATATAAAAACACAAAGGAAATCATTAATTGAAAATGTTGAAGTAAAACCTATTGATGAAAATGTTATTGAAATTGCAGTAAATAAATTTAATGAAAAATATGAATCATTGGATGAAAATGATAGAAATTTACTTACAACTCTTATTAAATCAAATGATATAAGCAAAAAAATACTTCTTGAAACTTATAAAACTGAAACTCTTACTATTTTAGAAAGCATATATAAAGATAATGCTAAAGATAGTGTTGTAAATGCTATTCAAAAAATAAAAGAAATGATTTATAAACAAGAAAATGTTGATGATAATATTATCAGCTTGCATGAACTAAAAAAAGAATTACTTTAAGTTCTAAGATGTGTTTCATCTACTTGAGCTTGATAAGAATCAAAAGGTAATTTCATTCCCAATTCATCATAACCAAAATTATTATATAAGAATTTAAATATACTTAATACATAATTAACTCCTTCTAATTCAGAACCGGGTTTATGTTTCGATGCATTTTGTATTGATGTACTGTAAGAAGGGGTACAAGGGAGGTGTTCACCTCTACTATAACCAAATAATGTGCTACTTGCAGTACCTTTAGTGAAATTATCTGAAATATATTTCATATAAACAAATTGTGCCTTAATCATTATTTTAGGATTATCACAAATATTTTGATGTAAAAATGGTCTATTTTTTGGTCCATCTTGCCAATTTATATAACTACTTGGCAAATTAGGATTACTTAAAAAACCAATAGTAAGTGCATCTTTTTCTAATTGAGAAAAGAAATTCTTATTAACTTTAAATATTTGGTCATAAACTGTTGGCATAATAAATTGACTAATTCCTCCTGCAGTACTTACAACTTTTTCATTTTCAGCAACATAATTCCACACCTTATATGCAGATTCTTGATATGCTTGTGCTGCAATAATGTTTGGGTCTATTTTATATAAACCGCCAAATTCATTAAGCCAATTAATTAATGCTTCACCTAATTGTTGATTTGTTTTAATATTTCCATTAATATTTGGATTTGATGTCCAAGATTTATTTATTTTTGGGTCGCTATCAGGTAAAGGTCCATTATTTCCAACCAATAATGAGTTACCTGTTCCATTACATGCATTACGAATAAATGTTTTACCTTTTTCAGTTAATGATGTTTTTGCCATATTATGATATTTTAAGTGTATACATTGAATTATATTTTGTTTGTGGAATATCTGTTAAAAGTGCTCCTTGTACAATTTGACCTGCAGATAAATTACTAATATCTTCATCAATACCTACAAATGCTACTGGATTTAGTACACGAGGTACTGGATATTTTAATATTTTAACTCCAGAAAATTCTGTCATCATTTTATTTGGAGTAATTGTATGTTCAACACTTAATATGATATATGCGCCATTAAATAATGGAACATTTTCAATTTGAAAATATTGTGTAGGTTGAATTGTTGCATTACCCATTGAAGTAATGGTTGCTTTATATGACCTATTTTCATATAAATTATATAGATTTTGACCTTTTGGTGTTGGTGCTTCTACTTTATTATCTCCGGCAAGTCTTGCAAGAATATTAATTGATTCGTTTGTGTCCGTATATTCTTTACTATCAATTTTTATATTAGTAAACATCGATTGATTTTGTTCACCAAATCTAACTCTAAATGCACGTACTTGTTGCCAAGGAAATGTTGGATTTTTTATTTCTTGGTCTTGTTTTGTATTATTGTTGTTATCTTTATTATTAATTGAATTAAAATCTGGAACACCCGGATGAAGTAAATCAATAACACCATCATTTACAAATCCATTAGTTTCTGGACTTGATGTTGATGGATAACAAGATGAACCACCAATATACATACACACAAATGCACTTGAAGTTTTTAAAGTGGGAATACTTGTGGTTATTCTAAATGAATCCTCCCAACCTTTATTATCAGCAAATGACATGAAATTTTGAAGTGGAAAAAATTCAAAACCATTGGCGGATAATAATTGTGATAATACACTAAAAACAGAAACATTATTGTCTTCAAATAATTGTGGAAGTAATTCAGCATTAATCATTGTATCACCAATAGGATTCATTGCTCTATCAACAAATGCAAATGAATCAATTAAATCTTTTCCCGCATCATTATATGGATATCCAGTAGTTGTTTCAGTAGGACTTGTTAACCATTTATCATTTATATTTTTAAACGAATAATATGTTTGTGTTATAATATCAATATCTCCCTTTATTTTATCTTGTTTATCCTTTTCTTCTTTTGTTTTATCATTTATTGTAAGAATTTCGCTATTTAATTTTTTGAAAAAAATACTAAAAAATTTATCATTTATTTTTTTTGTATTAGGCTTGTTATTTTTTGTTTTAAGTGAAATATAACCAGCATTATAAGTAGTATCCATTTTAAAAGTAATTTGACTAAATATAACAATATTTTTTCTGGTAATTAATGGTGTAATTATATTATCGCAATATTGTCCATGTGCTAAAGCTGGCAAATTTTCTGAATTTGGGTTTAATAATACATCATATGCGGTTTTTAAGTCTCTGTATATAAAATGTGTAACACCATTATGAGCTTCATTATATAATTTTATAACTGATGATGATAATGATGAGTATCCTTGAGGATTAGAATAAAATAAATTAAATTCATTTTTAAAAATTGCTTTATCTTTTGCTGATAAATATAATTTAACATCGTGTAAATCTGCAGCAATATAAATTCCATGTTCTTGAATAGTTTTACCACTACCAACAGTAAAAAAATTATTAATAGTATTAACCCAAGGAGGATATGTATCACCACCTTCAATTGCATCAATTAATGCTCCAATATATATTGGTAAATAAGCTGGAACTTCAATTACAGCAGTATTGCCAAAAATTATTTCATTTAATCCAATTGTTAAATTAAATGGTCCAAGAGTATATCCAAAATTTGATACAAACATTAGTGCGCTTAAACGTGATTGAGTATTTATTATATCATTAAATATTTCAACATCATGTTGTGATAAAATATTAGTCCAGACATTAAAAATACTTTCATTATAATTAAGATTTGATGCTGGAAAATTTGATGTTCCATTGGGAGCAAGAGCAATATTACCATTAGCTAACATATTATTATACTGTGTTATTATACTACCAAATGAAGTTGCATTACTAAATTTAGCCAAATATCTTGTACCAAAATATATGCCATTGTATATATATTTTGTCTCACCAACATCCTCAATGTACATTATATTTTCTTGAGTAAATTCAGAATAAAATTGTGGCGGACTGCCATAAAAAATTCTTTCAAAAAAAGAACCCTCTAAATTTGAAATAAAATTATCAATAAGATTGCTTGAATTTTCTGTATCAGTTTTATTTTCTCTTTTTTGTATACCTGATGTATATAAATTAACTCCAACAAATCCAGCATTATTTTTATTTGTATATGCCAATCCATTCATATCATCAGTTGGTGTTATTGGAAAAGCTACGATACTATTATCAGTAAAATTATATAATTTAACACCATTTTCATTTGGCATTGTAGCTAAATAATTATAAAAATTTGTAAGGTTTTGTGAAAAATTATTTATGTTGGTTTTTATTAAATCATTTAATTTTGAATTTGGAATTGCTGCAAGAGATTCGGCTAGATTTACTGCTTCAGAATTAGCATATAAATCAATATATGCATTAGATGCTGTAGTATTTTCAGAAAATTGATATGGAATTGTACCTTGAGATAAAATATAATACCTTCTTAATAATATTTGAAAAATTTGTGCCAAATTATCAGAAGAAGAAGTAACTATTCCAAAATATGGACTTGTTGGAGATGCACCACCAAGTATTGAATCAGATGGAGATACTGGAATCCATTTATATGTTCCATCATCATTTTGTTCAGTTCTCATATTAAGTTCTGCATCAGCATTTTTTTGCGTTTGAAAACTATCAATAAATTCTTGAACTAATGTTAATTCAGGAAAATTAGCACCACGTTTTTGTAATTCAATTGGTGCAATTCTTTCTTGTGTTGTACTAGTTGTTCGAACAATCAATGGAAATGAATAAATATGTTTTCCACTCACATCTGTATTATTATCAGCAATAATATTTTTATCTGGAATATTATTGTGTGCTATTTCTGCTAAATTTGAAGTTTTTCTAAGTGTATCAAAAAAAGTATCAACATCGTGTAAAATTATTTTGAATATATTATAAACAGTTGGCAACATTCCCAAATCTCTTATAATAATATCATTAACCGTATTGTTAATATCTAATGCAAGACTAGTTTTTTGTTTATTTAAATTATTTTTTGTATTATATAAGTTAGTATAATAATCAGTAATATCAAGTGTAACATATCTTGTTGATGTGTTTATTTTTGATTCAATATTATATTTATTATAATTATTAATATTGGCATCAGAAATTTTTATATTTTTTATTGATGATGGTATTATAAGTTTATTGCGATATGAATTTAAAGTATCTTTTAATTTATTAATACGTCCCATATCACCAAGATTTGATGGTGAAATATTAGTTGCAGCAACATATCCAATATATAATCTCATATTTGAATTAGTTACAATTCCAGATGATGATTGTTTTTTTAACATGTCATCAAATTGACTTAAAGAATCAATTTTTTGATAATCAGAATTTTGATTAGGTTGCGTTGCAGGAATTTGTTTTATGTTAGGTGTTATGGATTCTACATATTGTACAATTAAATATATGGTATTACTATTACTTTTTAATTCTTCATTTTTATTAAATTCATCTAACATTATTATAGCATTATCGATTTCTGCTAATTTTTTAAGTACCACATCATAATCTTGACTTACTGGTTGTGTTTTAAATTGTTTATCAATATCTGAATATAAATTTTTTAATTTAAGTATTAATTCAAATGTGGTTGTTGGTGGAGTCTTTGCTTCAGGATTCATTGATATGTTATTTGTAATTAATGGTACATTTACAATATATCTAAATAATATATCACTTAGTGGTGCAAATGTCATTGCAACAAAATCAGCATTAATTACAAAATTACCATTTTCTGCTTGAAATTCTGTCGTATATTTAACAAGATGTAATTTATAAGTTAATGCTTTACCATAGTATCCTTTAACTGTTAATGTGAACATTGGTGGTGGAAAATCAAATAATACTCGATATGGCGAATTTTTGGTATTGAAAAACGATAATCCTCTTATATCTACGAATTGAATTGTAACTTGTGGAACATATGATGAGTTAACAGTTATTTTAATACTTGTAATACCAAAACTTTCAAGAACATCTTTATTACCCATACTACCATCATAATAATTTGTGGTAAAATTTAAATAATCAGGATTATTGGATGTATTATCTTGATTCATTCCCATCATATTAATTTTTACCCCATTATCACTTTCTATTGTTACGTTATTACTATTAAAATTAATAACAGACCTTCCTTTACTTACTGCAGTTAATTCTGCAAAAATAAACATATCTTGATATTGAGGAATACCGTTAACGAACGAAACACCATCAATAAGATTAGTATTTATATTTATATCATTAGGTTCTACAAGAATTACATTACCATTGGTTTCTGAATGAGTATCTTTTATTGTAGGGTCATTTGCCATCTATTAATTTTTTATATAAATACGGAATAACAAAAAATATAAAATTAATAATAACAATCATGTTATTTATACTATTTATTAAAAACAAAAATATGTTAACTCAATCAATATTATTACGGACAATACAAAATGTTTATCCAATATGGGGGGATACTTTTTTTTATTTATTTATTATTTCAGGAATATTATTTTTTCCCATAACATTAGTTATAATGAGGGTGTTAAAGAAAAAAAATATGGAAATAAAATTGATACAACAACAACACGTTGCAAAGATTGATATAATTAGAAAAGAACATTCAGATACATTGGAAAAAATTAGAGTTGAAATGCTTAAACGTGAAGAAGAAAGAAATCGTCAATGGATAGAATCAGAAAAAGAAACACTACATGTATTAAATGGTGTTTCCATATTATTAGATTTAAGTGAAAAAATTGGTAGAGTTGAATCAGATAAAATTTTGAAAAAACTTAATGAAATTCAAACACAAGTAATAAAAATAACAACACCAGAATAATCTTTATGTCAAAAAAATTAAATAAACTTAAAGAAATTAAATTACAGGTTAATGATGTATTAATGGAATTGGAAACTCAAATATTTATTGAAAATATTAATGATTTCAAGAAAAATATAATTAAAGAAAAAACTTAAAATAGTATTTGAAACTATTTATATAAAAATATTTAACATGAGTAAGATATTACGAGCAGGTGAAATAGGATTCGGGATTTTGGTGGAAAATGATGCAGGATTTATTAATTCAAATATTAATAAAGATATTCTCAATGAAAATTTTGAACTTAAACCTAATGAACCAGTTATGGTTAATTGTATATTACAAAAATGGGGCGTTAAAAATAAAAATGGTCGTATCTATCCTAAAGATGTTTTAGTACCACAAGTTAAATTATATCAAGAATTGGTTGATACTAATAGTGCAGTATCAGAAAGTGACCATCCTGATTGTGTTCAAGCATCTAATTCTCAAATACTTACAAAGAATGGTTGGAAGTGGTTTAAAGATATTAGCGATGAAGAAGAAATTTTGACATTAAATGTTGAAACAAATCAAATTGAAATTCAAAAGATTGATAAAAAAATATATATGCCATATGAAGGTAAAATGTATAAATTTCTTAGTAATTCAATTGATTTAACTGTCACCGCTAATCATAGATTTTTATTGGAGAATTCTAAAGGTAATAGAGAATATTATTATGCCAAAGATATTTATGATAATAAAAATAATATTTTATCATCGGGTAAGTATAAAATACTAAAAATTGCTGATTGGAACGGACAATATTTAGAATATTTTACCATAAATGGAGTAAATAGAAATACATTAAGTTTTAATTTAAAACACGATTTAATTGAAAAATATATAAAATCTATTAATATTAAATCAGAAGATTGGTTTGCATTTATGGGAATATATCTAGCTGAAGGTCATTGTTCTGGAACAAAATCAAATCAATATAAATTAAAAGGATATGATGTCGTTATAACACAAAAAAATGAAGAAAAAAAGAAATTAATTGTTGATTTATTAAATAAAATGCCTTTTGAATATTGGATATCTGAACATGAAGATGGAAAATGTCAATATCATATTGCAGATGCTAGATTATATGATTATTTATATGTTTTAGGTGATTCACATAATAAATATATACCAATTGAATTAAAACAAGCATCTTCCGATTTATTAAAAATATTATTTAAATGGTTTGAATTGGGTGATGGGAGATTAGTAAAAAACAAAATTACTAATAAAATACGAAAAGAATCGGTTTTTTCAATATCAAAAAATTTAATTGAAGATTTACATGAAGTTTTAATTAAAATTGGTGGTAGTGGTAATATTACTACATATCAACCAAAAAATAGGGAAATTATTGACCATAAAATATTAAAAAAAGAGATTGTTCTTTCAGATGGAACTATTGAATATGTTAATGAAACCACTGATAATAAAAGACTAATTAAATCCGAAAATAGTCATTTACAATATAATTTAAATATTTCAAGAACAAAACATATTTATTTAGATAAAAGATGTATTGAAATCTCTGAAATAGATTTTAATGATAATATTGCTTGTATAAGAGTAAAAAATGGTAATTTTTTAATTAAAGTAAATGGTAAATCTCATTGGACGGGTAATTCGTCAATTATTTCACTTCAAAATATTTCACATATGATTACTAAAATGTGGTGGGGTACTGGTGAGCAAGAAAATGTTTTATATGGTAAATTAAAAATAATTGTTAGTCCGGGATATATTAGATATGGTGTTGTTTCAGTAATTGGAGATAAAATTGTTTTGTATTTACAAAACAAAATTAAATTAGGAATTTCAAGTCGTGGTGTTGGAACACTAAAAGAAATAAATGGTGAAAATTTTGTTCAAGGAGATTTTGAATTAATTGGTTTTGATTTAGTTTCAACTCCAAGTACTCCGGGTGCATATTTGTTTCCAGAAAAACATGGTGATAAAAGTTTTGGTGAGAATTATGTAAATAAAAATGGTATTCTTATTAAAGAAGATGAAAATAAAATAATAAAAGCAATTAATAATTTCTTATTATAAAAAAGATATATAAATAAGAATTTTAGCTTATAAATACACTTTTTCATAAAAAGAGTGTATTTATATAAAAATTATGATATTAGTTATACATTAATAATATGAAAGACGATAAAAAATCATCGATAATCAAAGAAGCATTAACTGATTATAATACAATTAAGGAATCTGCTGAAGCTAATGCCAAGCAAAAATTAGCTGAAGAATTTCCTGAAAAGTTTAATAACTTATTAAAAGAAGAATTACAAAATAAAAATAAAAAAACAAAAGAGTCATATAAAAAAGTTGACGAAACTAAAGAACCTATAGTTGTAGGTAAAATTGAATCAAACAAAGAATCTGATATGAAAAAAGATGTAAAAGAGACCAAAAAGGTTGAAGAAACTGCTGGAAAAGATGGTGTATTCACAATACCAGCAAAAAAAGTGGCAAAAGTTGAAGAAACTGCTGGAAAAGATGGTGTATTCACAGAAAAACCAAAAAAAATTGAAAAGGTAGAGGAAGATGTAAAAATCACTGATACTGTTGGTAAGGGTGACCCATTTAAAGAAAAAGCTAAAGTTACTAAAAAAGTTGAAGAAACTACTAGTAAAAATAAACCACTTCAAACTGAAGAATTTAACATAACAGAACTTGATGTTGATGGTGTTGGTTCTGCTTTAGAAGGTGCAGAAAATGAAGATGAAGTTATTACAATGGATGAAATCGAACAAGAGATTTCAACAATGCAAGGACTTGGTGAAGAACTGAAAGGTATTAAACCAGAATCACCTTCATATATGGAAAAAGACAATAACGGAAATGCATTTAATCAATTAGTTAGTATGAGAAATCAAATCGATGAAATGATTAAATCAATGGATGGTAATAATATGGAAGAAATGCATGCTGGTGGTGCAACTGATGGTGCTCAAACTTATGGTACTGACAGTCAAATATCAACACAACACGCACAAGGTCCTACCGATAAACTTATTGACGAAAAAAACATAGAAGAAATGCATCAAGGCAATTTTCCTATTGACAAAATGCATGCTGGTGATTATGATAATAAACTTATTGATGAAGAACCGATTACTAATAAAGATGTTGAAGCTGTATTAGGTGGTGGTGTTTCAGAAAGTGAAATCGAAGAAAGTAAAACACAAACGCTTGCAAATATGAAAAAAGTAACGGCAGCTATTCCCGGTAAAGGATATAGAGATACTGCTGCAGCAAATAAAATGCGTAGTGGTCTTCAAACCGAATCTGAGAAAAAACTTGGTGGTTTAATTGATGAAAATAAGAAATTAACAAAACAATTAAATGAAACTAAGAAATATAAACAATCAGTAACAACATTAGTAGAACAATACAAATCTGCATTGGGAAAATACCGTAATCAATTGAAAGAAATGGCAACATTCAATACCAATTTGGCTCATGTAAATAACCTTTTAGTAAATGAAAGTTTGGCATTAACACAAGATGATAAAATTAAAATTATCAATGAATTTAAAAAAATTGATACAATCGCTGAATCATTGAAAAAGTATAAAACAATCCTTACAGAAATGAAAGGTAGTCGTAAAACTTTAACTGAAAGCATTGAAAACAAAGTATCTGCTTCGATACAACCGTCTTCAAAGCAAAAACTTGATGAAGTAGTTGAAAAAACAGCATACGAAAATAATGAACATATTAATAGAATGAGACAATTAATTGAGTATGCAGAAAAAACAAGAAGCAAAAAAATAATTTAATTAAAAATAAATATTTAAATAAAAAAAAATGGGATATTTAATGGAATCTGCGGAAGTTGGAAACATTGGTTTAAAACAACTCCGTGAACAAAGAGAAATAACTACTAACAGATGGGAAAAAATCGGTTTGTTAGAAGGTTTGGAAGGTAATGTAAAAGAAAATTGTGCTCAATTATTCGAAAATCAATTGTCACATATGATTAATGAATCAAGTGATTCTTCTTCAAGTGGTCAATTTGAAACAGTTGCATTCCCTGTAATTAGAAGAGTATTTGCTAAATTGTTAGCAAATGATATCGTGTCTGTACAAGCACTTAACTTACCTATTGGTAAATTGTACTTTATTAACCCTAAAACAAGTGTTAGAGTAAATAGTTCTACTACAACAACTACTCCGGGTAATTTGCACACATCACCAGATGGTGCTTATGGTAATGCTGCTGAAAAGGCTGCTACAAGTTTAACACAATTTGAAACACGTTCATTATATGATGCATTCTATGCAACTTCATATAATGATGAAGGTACTTCATTATTTGACCGTTCAAAAGGTACTATGTCAGTAATTTCTGGAACAACTGCACTTTCATTACCTTTCACAATTGGTACTGACAAATTTGCAACCATAACACTTAGCGGTTTTTCAACTACTAATGATGGTAAATTAATTGGTCCTGCTGGTGTTCAAATTGATAGTGAATCTTTCCTTGCTGGTTTGCATATCACATCAACTAAAACTTTTACCGCACCTGCTCCTTATGCAAGTGAAACTATAGTAGCTGGTAATCCTATTCCTTTCAATGTAAAGGTTCAGAAATATGGACAAGGTATTGTTAACAAATTAGGACAAATTGTTTTCAATGTTGACCTTCAATATCCGGGTGCAAATGGTTATCAACCATTATCTGGCACAACTGGTGCAACAGTGTTCTATGCAACATATAGAACATATAGTGACCTTGAAGAAGATTCAAGAATGGCTGAAGTAACTTTCGTACTTGACCAAGTAACAGTATCTGTAGAAACACGTAAAATGCGTGCTATGTGGACACCTGAATTGGCACAAGACGTTAGTGCATTCCACAATATTGATGCTGAAGCTGAATTAACAGCTTTATTGTCAGAACAAATGGCTGCTGAAATTGACCGTGAAATTCTTCGTGACTTACGTAGAGGTGCTGCTTGGACTGCTCGTTGGGATTACAATGGACTTCGTAAAGGAACTAACACTTATTATGGTGTACAGAAAGACTGGAATCAAACTTTGGTAACAAAGATTAACCAGATTTCTGCTCAAATTCATAAATCAACATTGCGTGGTGGTGCATCATGGGTAGTTGTATCTCCTGAAGTATCTGCAGTATTTGATGACCTTGAATATTTTCACGTAAGTAATGCTGCTCCTGAACAGGATAAGTATAATATGGGTATTGAAAAAATTGGTACTCTTAGTGGAAGATATTTAGTATATCGTGACCCTTATTCACCAGCTAATACAGTATTAATTGGTCATAAAGGAACAAGTATCTTGGAAACAGGATACATATATGCTCCATACGTTCCAATGCAGTTAACACCTGTGATGTATAATCCGTTTGACTTCACACCCATACGTGGTATCATGACACGTTATGCTAAGAAAATGGTATTAAATAGATATTACGGTAGAATCTACTGTGATGGTTTACAGACTTTTGGAATTGGTGACTTACAATAAGTCAATCGATTAATAATATTTCTTAAAAAGAACCCATATAAAATATGGGTTCTTTTTTTATATAAAATATTCGTATATTGTCTAAAAAAGAATTTAATTATTATTATTTCACCCCAATTTAAAGATTTTTATTCGATGAATTGTATTTATGATATAAATTATATATCTTTGTATCATAAATAATTTATATAAAAATATGGAAAAATACAATATTCCTATTGAGATTAGAACTACAATATATAATAAATATAAATTAGGAGTTCGAATGAAAAAAATTGGTGAGGAATATGGATATTCGTTTACCGTGGTTCAAAAAGTAATTAATTCATTTAATTATGAAAATCAAATTAAAAGTAATTATCCTCAGAAAGAAGGATATTATATAGTTGCTATTTGTAATCAAACATTGAAAGAAATAAAGGATTATAGAAATGAATCGGGTGCTATTGCTGAACATGTCTTTAAATTATATCCAGAGGAAGCAAAAAACAGTAAATTTATTCGCAAATCAAAAGAATATGAAACTGGAAAATTTTGGTATGATAAATATTTTACTTTTGATTATAGGAAATTTAAAGAAGTTAAAAATTGTCATTATTGTGAATGGACAACTGAAGATATAGAAAATTTATCTGGTGCATATAAAAAACATTTAATGATAAACCATAATTTATCTCCAGAAAGACACATAGAACAAGTACCTGCAGACCAATTTTATTTTAAAAAAAAATTACCTCTAAAAGATGGGGTTGTTTGTGCGATTTGTGGTAAAAAATTACGTATATTAAATCATAAACATTTAATGCGTAAACATAATATTTCATTATGGGAATATAAAATACAATATGGTACTGATAATATGGTTTCACCATCAACTAAAATCAAACTAAGCGATTCATGGAGTATAAATTTAAAAAATCAGGGATTTAAAAAATCTTCGAGTTATGAAACTGATATACTATCAATTTTAAATAAAAAATCATTAGTTTCTGGTGATAGAACTGTATTAAATGGTCTTGAAATAGATATTTATGATACTGAATTAAAAATTGGTTTTGAAATTAATGGCATTTATTATCATTCAGAAAACAAAGGAAGAAAAGATAAATATTATCATCTAAATAAACAAGAACTTGCAAATAAAAGTGGGGTTGAATTAATACATATTTTTGAAGATGAAATATATTATAAAAAAGAAATTGTTATTAATAAAATGAAACATGCATTAGGTATTAATGATAATGAAAAATTATATGCAAAAAATTGTGAAGTAAAAGTAATTGATTCGATAATTGCAAATACATTTTATAATGATAATCATATTCAAGGTTATTCTCCATCATTAATTGATTTAGGTCTTTATTCTGAAGATATTTTAGTTGGGGCAATGTCATTTGACAATAAACGATATATGAATAAAGAATTAATTCATAATTCAAATATTTATGAATTAACTAGATTCACCACATCAATTAAATATATTGTAGTTGGTGGTGGTGGTAAATTATTGAATTATTTTATTACCAAATATAAACCAATAAGAATTATTACTTTTGCTGATAGGCGATGGACAATCAATAGTAACGATAACTTTTACACTAAATTGAGATTTAAATTAGTTAAAACATTAAAACCTGATTATATGTATGTTAATGGAAAAATTGATAGATATAGAAGATTACATAAATTTGGTTTTGGTAAAAACAGTATTAAGAAAAGATTTCCTGAAATATATGATGAATCTAAAACAGAGTGGGAAATGATGCAAGAATTAGGTTATGATAGAATTTGGGATTGTGGAAAATTTAAATATGAATTAATGTTAAATATTAAAGTTTAATTTTTTCATTATATAAGTATTTATGTAAAAATATTATATATATGAAATTAAAATCGGTATTAATATTAGTTTTAGTGTTTATTTTAAGTTTAGTATTAAAATCACAGACATATAGTGAAAAAAAGATATTTATTAAATATAGTGATTGGGATTTTAAATTAAGTTATGCAAGTCAAATAAGTATTTCATCGTATGTTACAAAACAAGAAATTTTAACACATAAGGATTTTAAACAAAAAGAAAAATCACTATCGGTATTATCAAAATATAGATATGAATTAATTTTAATCAGTAAATCAACAATAGATACTAAATTAGTAAATACATGGATTTTTAATACACGTGTATTTATTAATGATATTGATATAAATAAAAATCGATTTCCAAATGGATTTACTGTACTTATAAAAAATAAACCTACTTTAATATATTGGTATGAAACAGATGCCGATTCGATTAATATTAAAATTACTTGGGAAAATTGTAAAAATTTTTAATATTAATATGAGCACAATTTCGCAATGGCATAAAAAAGGAAATAATCATAAAATGTTAAAAAAAACTAATAACAATTCAACAACTGATAGTTCTACACCAAAAATTGTTCAAATTGGTGCAAATACTGAAATCCTTTTTACTATAAAAAGTTTTTTTGGTTTAATTGGTGCTATTTTAATGATTTTTTATGGTTTTTATCAACTTGTTATAGTACCAAAAGAAAATTCTATGGAAAAACATTATCAGGAAATGTTTGATGCGCAAAGAGGACAAAACACAATTTTTTATCAAGACCTTGGAAATATTAATTCTTCACTTGGCTCATTAAATTCAACAACGAGTTCATTGGTTGAAATGATAAATCAAATAAAAACGAATAATCAATCACCATCCAAAATTGGTGGTTCTATTGGTAGTACAAATTATAATAAATCAACCAATAGTATTGCAATAAAATAATCATTAATCTTCTTTAATTTCAATTACTTTAATTAATGTAAAACCTTCTGCAATTTCTACATATGCATCAATTCTTTTTTTCATTGTTTCATACGTTCTAAGCAAAGTATTTTGAATAGTTTCTACATTAGTTTTCATTGGACATTTATCTTCAGACCAAATTTTCCATTCGAGATTATGTGGATTTGGTTTATATTCACCATAAAAAAATAATGATTCTTCTTTAGGATTAAATTCAACTTTAATCCTTTGATTTTCTTTTCCTTCAATTTTTACTTTCCATTCCATGTTTTTAAGTTTTTAAAATGAATCTTTAAAATATTATCATATTTATTATTCATAATCAAATAGTTATATGCATTATCGTATATATAATAGTTAGGCACAATAAAAAAGCTACTCATTTTTCTTTGCCTTGTTTAATATATTATCAAATATTTCCTTCCATTTAGCTTTATCCTCTTTCGATTGTTTTGGAGCTTTTTTGCACTTATGCTTTGAATACTCCCATCTTTCAAAATCATCACCATATACAGGAGCTTGCCAAGGCATCCGTATTTTCATTATTGGTTTAGCAATTATTTTACCACACCAAGGGCATTTCGGAGTTTCTCTATATACTGCCATTATTAATAGTTTACTGTGCCTAACACATGCTATAAAAAATAGCGGTTTTAGTGGTTTGCACAAGGTTTATACTTCTATTTAATTTCATTGCATTTTGATAATTTATATCTTCGATTTCCGCTACTTTTCATAGCATCAACGTTAGCCGTCAGTTTAAAGTCGGCACGATGAACAACCTTCGTACAGTTGTTCAAATCCCATTTCTTTTAATTTTTCTTCGAATATTTTAGTACATTTATTACACATGCAAATCTCTTCCCCATTTACACCTAATGTAACTTCGCCGTTTCCAACACTTTCTCTATTGAATACTTTTTTATATTCAAGAAAACACATAGCAGGGTCATTGTAAGATGGTTCATTAAATTCACTTCCGCAGCAATTGCATTTAAAAACTTTTCTATAATTACTCATAATTATTTGTTTTAAAATTAGTTACTAAATAAAAACCGAACGGCTAACACAACCTATAACCAATAAAGGTTTTAGTGGGTAATTGCAACGTTGTGGCTCGCATCAGTTTCGGTATATTTTGACAGGCACGAAGCCCGTAATCCTTTACTGGTCATAGCTTCGACCGTTATGTGGCATTAAACCCGAATGCTCACAATTATATCACCCTTATTTAGTTGCATAATTGTTTTTGCAGCATTTGACAATCCATTATCATTGGTATTTTCAACCCACACTTCATAATCTTCACCATATTCATCTACTTCTGGCAAGTCTTTAACCAATTCTTTCAACTCTTTAATTGTAATTCCTGTTTTATTTACTAATGCTTTCATAATAATTAACGCCACATAACAACGTGTATAAAACATTGCCTTTTGTGGTCTTTTTTAAGTTTATACCAAATATTTAAGTAAGTTATTCTTCGTCTGTCCAATTTCTATCAAAAATTAATTCTAATTTGGCTCTTGTAATTGCAACATAATATAGGTTCATTTCTTGAATATATTGCCAAGGTTTCACATTTTGCATTGGTAATAAATCAGGTCTAATAATAAATACTCGATTTGCTTCTAATCCTTTAATTTTATGTACAGTACTTAGCACTATGCCTTGAATTTCATCAGTAAAAATAGTTTTAATTTTATATTTTAAATCCATAACACTATCAGAAAGTCTGGCTAAAAACAATAATGTCATTACTTTATCTTCAAGTGCAGTATATCCGCTATGTTCATTGGGGTTTAGAATACCCTCTGATTTTAAATCATGTCTAAATGTTACTAATTCTGCTTCCCAGAATTTAATTAATTTATCGATATTATTAATTTTACCAATTAATTCAATAAGATGTACGCCAATATCAGAACCTTTAATAATTGCTTTTCTATGTTGTGTAAGAAATTCGAAAAATAGTTTTACTAATGGCATTGTAGTTCTACATAGTACAAAATCACCACTCTGTGCTTCACTTAATACGCCACCATCTCTTACCATACCATCAGGAGCATCATCTAATGCTTTAATATCTGGAACAATTTCTTGTGCTTTTTTTATTACATTTTTTGAACATCTAAACGATGTTGTTAATGGCAATACTTTTGTATTTGGAAATTTTTCAAACCATTCAAAAGATTTATCATCTGCTGCATTGAAACCATAGACTCCTTGAAAAAAATCTCCGAAAGAGAATAATCTGCCAGTATATTTTTTGCTGATTTTATCTCTTTTTATTATTTTTTCAATAATTCGAATTTGACAACGATTTAAATCTTGACAATTATGCGCAATTATTCCATAATTTTCTGCATTTGTTATTCTTAGATGTTCAGTTTTAATTTTACTTATTGAAGTAACAATAAAATTATGATTGTCTTCAACATTCATATCATAAACTTTTTCGGATTTATAAAAACTAAATTCTTTTGTTACAACCATGCAACCAATATTATTATCTTTTTCTAATTTCCAATTATTTTTATTAAAAAACCCTCTATCTTCTGGACATAGTTTATATTCCATACTTTTATGAATATATGAAGATAATAATTTTGATATTTTTTTTGTGTTTTCTTTATTAAATGAAAGCCAATAATAATTTCTTTTTGTTGTTGAACTTTTACCGATTTTAACTGATGATATAATATTCCAATTTTCATATATTTTATTGGATAATAATTGTGATAATTCAAAACTTTTAGCTGTTGAATATAATCTTGATTCTAAATAATTTTTTGAAATATTACCATCATCCATCCATGAAATCGCTAATGATTGTAATGATATATTATTAATTATTTCATTATCATTCATATTAAAATAAAAACTCTTTGTTGTAAAAGTGTGTGCAATTTTTTTCGAATAACCATTATTTTTTATTGATTTTAATTTTCCATTAAAAAAATTTGATTTCCATTGAATGTATTCTTTTTGATTATTACCATGTATTATTCTTAATCTAAAAATATTATTTGAAATTTTTGTTATGCATCCATCACCTAATTTAGAACCAATAATTATATTTTTTTGTGTATTATTTAATATTTGATGATATGGTTGTTTATTATAATTAGATAAAATAATATCATTAATTTTTAATTCATCTAATCTCTTCCAACCATCTAATGTTAGAAATCTATGATTTATTGTTGATTTTAGCTTTCTTTTTCCATTTAAAATAACACAATAAACATCTTTAATTCCATTACACCAAATCTTATTAACTTTTTTTTCTTCAAATAATTTAGTACTTTCATTATATGTCGTAACTATTGGTAATTCACCAGTTTTTTCATATTTTTCACATAATGTTTTTATTTTAAATTTACCTTTTGTTGTTGAAATATATGTTTGAGCAGGTAAACATTCATCAACAAATACATAATCTTGAGGAAACATCCAAATACTATTATCAATTGCTGGTAAATATATCATGTCAGTATAATCGAAACTATGTCTATCTGTTGTCATTTCATCTAAAACCTTAAGAACTCTTTTAATATCTTTAGGTTTGGTTAAAGGAATATCATATTTTTCACTAATATATGGAATAAATTCAGGTTTTATTGTCAATGTTAATCTACATAAGTTTGCAAGTTTCTTTATATTATTTAAATATAATCCTATTTTTTCTTCATCATTAAATTCTTCATGTAAATCCCAACTTTTTGACTTTTTTAATATAATTTTATCAGCCTTAAATTCATCAAATTGTATTTTATCACCATATTTTCTTTTAATTGCTGCAGTACCAAGTCCATAAGTGGTATAACAACGAATGTATTCAGGTAATTTTGTTTTAAGTTCTTCTTGAATGTGCTTATTAAATGCTAAAAACATTATTGATTTATCTTTAGATAATAATTTAGCACATTCAATTGCAGTATATGTTTTACCAGTACCTGCGAGTGCTTTAATTAACAAATTTTCTGGTCTTTTTTTAGTAAAAAGAAATATTCTTTCTTGTTCAGGTGTTGGTTTATGATTCATTATCTATTTCTTTCCAATTTTCATTTGTTGTTCCATCTTGTAGTTCATATATTACATTATCTTCAAGTACAAGGACTCTTAATCCTTCCTGTCTTGTATATATTTTGTCATTATAATGAATATATTTTTCGTTTAATTCATTTCTTAATTTAATGGTTTCAACCATTAAATGATATCTTTTCTTTAAAATAAATTCAAAATCACCAAGACTTTTCATATTATTCCATAATATTTCAGCCATTTCATCACCAACTTGTCCAAGTAAATTAATACTTGTTTCAATTACTTTAGCTGCTTCTTTATCAAATTCTGCACTTCTACGACCATATACCTCTTGAAGTATATATCGTGCTAATTCAATGGCAAAGAACTTATCTTCGGGTTTATGTTCGTAATCTTGTGGTAAATCAATACAAGGTCTTCCTTGTTCATTTAATTTGACATCATATTCAATTTTATACATTAGTTTTATGTATTTTAATATTTCTATAAAACATTTTTAGCTTTTTAAAACAAATTTTAAAATATTATCATATTTATTATTCACAATCAAATAGTTATGTATATGATTTTATATATTATAGTTAGCAACAATGCGTGTAGCCAATTACATATTTTTCGTTTAATTCTTCAATATAATCATCAACACTTTTAGGTTTCTTCCCTGTTCCATCATATTTATCCCATTTATTATTCCATGCTCTTACATCTTCCAATAAGTTACGTAATGCACTGTGGCTAACACCAAATATAGGTAATTTGCCATTCTCTTTTTTAACATTTTCTGTACTCATAATTCAGTTATTTTTAATTAAGTTATTACTATTTTTTATGGGCAAACTACCCATATTTGTAAACGTTATAAGCAAGGCGAAGACGCTCAGAATGAACGTCCTGCCAAACTTTAAATTAGCATTCTCCAATACATTCACCTATTGGTGCATCGCATTCTGTTACGTTAAAATGTGATTTAAGAACAGTTAAAGCAGCTTGAAAATTGTTTTCGGTTGTATCTTCAACATCTTTGTATTCAGAAGAACTATCTGCATACATAATTGTCCATCCGTTTTTACCAACTTCAACCCTAATTTTCAATCCTAAATCATCTTTAAATGTTTTGGAAACTTCGATTTCACTTGACGGCATCATGCCCATAAATCTTTTCATGCTTTTTAATTTAATTTGTTAATATATAATTGTTTAATAATTTCAATTTATATTATAAAGCATTACGAATACGTTGAATATTCAAATCATCTAAAATGAAATGTTCCATTTCATCATCAATAATTCCTAAATTTCCAAAGAAACAATATTGAAGTACTGACTTTAATTCACTCCGTCTAATTGAATAGTTTTTTGCGTAATCAATATACATTTCATTCTTTGTATCACGATAAAGTTTTTCATATTTTATAATATCTACAGTATGTTCACCAATTCGTTTTAAAATATTGTTTCTAACGTCAGATACACCCAATTTGGGGTTTTGTGTTTCAATTTTATTTTTATCTGTTTTCATAATTTCAATTTATATTATAGTTAACGAGAATATAGTTGACATTCATACTCGTCTTTTAACATTTGTATTAATCTTGTTTTTGTTATTTTTATGCTAGTATTTTCTTGATGTTTTATAACAACATATATCATATTAATTTGTTTTTCAGTAAATGGAAATATATTTTCGCTAACAATAGGTATATTTAATTTGGGTTTCCGTGTTTCAATTTTATTTTTATCTGTTTTCATAAATTTATTTTTTATTTATGTGTACTTCTCCAGTGTTCCCTGTCATTCAAATATCCTTCATATAATTGTTCACTTGAAATTTGATGACCCAATTCCCAATAATCTTGTTTCTTTTCAAGTGATTTAAAAGTTCTAATCCATTCTAATAATTCAATTGCTTCTATTCGCAAAGAATCGCAATTATCTGATATATCTAATTTATTCATGTTTCAAAAATAATTGAGCAAAATTAGTTATTATCTTTCCATCAAAATCAACATCTACCATATAAACAGTACCACTTGCAAATGAATGTAAATCCCTCCAACATCTTATAACCCTACCAACCTTATTATAATCATCTAAATTGATTTTTTCATAAAACGAATCTTTGTGTGTATTAATTATTTCATAATTTGCTGGTATATCATCAGCAAACACAACTAAATCACCTTCTTCAAAAAAATAATTCCATTCTCTTTGCTGAAATTTAGTTGGAAATTGTTTCATGTAATCATTAAATTCTTTCAAATCAGTAACTTTAGGTTGTGTGAATTTTCCTTCAACAATTGGAAAATGAAATTCTGATGTGGTATTTTTTTCATCCAAATATCTACCAGTAAATTTATATTCATTACCTAAATCATTAAAATTTATAGGTAAACAATGATAATCTTTTGAATCATCTTCAATCAACATCACATATAATACCAAATCACCAACTTTCTTTTCTTTTCCATTGGCATAATGTTTTGATTTTAATTTATCAACATCTTCTTGTGTTAATTTAACACATAATTTTCTCAATTTTTCCATAATTTTTATTTGTTAATTGTTTCTAATTTATTTTTACAAATATATAACAATCTTTTGAGATTAAAATGTTTTTTTAAAAAAAGTTTTTAGTATTTATATCAAAATACTATTATGGCATTAATTACAACAGTAGATAAAAATAAATTATATCTTAGAGTTAAACATACATTAGGGTATCCATTACGACCATTTGAAATTAAAGATGAAATGCTAGATTCATATCTTGAAATGGTTGTTGAAGACTATTCTGCATTAGTTAATACTTGGTTAATAGAACAGCAATGGATTGGATTAGAAGGTCTTAGTAAAGAAAATAGTGATTTTCTTAGTGCTTTTACTACTAAACCAAATACTTATATGGAAAGTTTTACATATGCTTATTCAAAACAAGTTGGTTTAGGAACTAATGCTCCAGCAGCTACTGGTTGGGAACTTAAAAGAGATTTTATTATTACTAGTGGACATACACAACATTATATTATCCCTAAAAATCGAGAAATAAATCAGGTTTTATGGGAAACACCACCTGAAATTGATGGCGGTTTGGTTGACCCATTTGCATTAAATGCATGGAGTGCTGGTATGATGGGAATGTCGTATTTAGGTAGACCTGCATTATACGTTCAACCTACGTTTTCAACACTTTTATCTGCACAAGACCGTAGAATGAAACAAAGAGTATTACAATCAATATTAACATATCGTTTTACTGGTTTAGCAACAGGTGAAAAAATGTTACATTTATATCCAATACCGGATAGTCGTTATGAAATTGGTTCTGTATGGGGAAAACATCATTCTGGTCGAAAAGTGTATTATTGGTATTATGATACAAATAAAGAAGGTAGAGATAAATGTTTGGAAGAAAATAATGATATTATTAAACTTCCATCAGATGCACCAACAAAAGTATTACAATGGAGTAATATGAATGATATCGCACAACAACAAATAAGAAATTTATTGATAGCTCAAGTAAAAATAGTTATTGGTGGAATTCGTGGATTTTATACTGGTGCTTTAGGAGTTACAGAAAAAGAACTTACAATGGATTATCGTCATTTATTAGATGAAGGTATTAAGTTAAAAGAAGATACAGAAAAACTTATTTTAGACCAATTAGAATATTTAAGTCAAGAAAATATGACTAAAATTCGTGCAGATATTGCTGAAAACGTTAACAATGCTATGAAATTCCAACCTCCAAAATTTCCAATTATCTCGATATAAACAAGTTATGTTGAAGAAATTATAGAATTAATTTGATTAGAGATTAGTTTTATATTTTCTTCAATATTTTTTAAAAATTCTTTTTCATTTATTCTTATAATATGACAATTATGCATTTCCTTAAGATAATTTTCTTTAATTAAATCACGTTCTTTTTGTCGTTTAGCATTATGATGTTTTTCATCCCATTCAATACATATATTATATTTCGCAATAAAACCATCAACCCAATATCTTATAAATTTCTTTTCACCACCATTTAATGCATGTTGAATTTCTATCCCTAATTTTTCTGATAATAAATCTAAATATATTATTGAATTAGGATTATATTTTGGGGCATGTTTTAACCATAATTCGCCATATCTCTCAATCATGGTTGCTGCAATTTTTTCGGAAACCCTTTTATTTTGTGTAGCATATTCAACACCATATTTTTTCAAATAATAAATTTTCATTTTATTTTTATATTCTTCAGTTTTTGTGTGATGGTCAACACCATATTTAATTAAACAAGTTTTTTTTGATTTTTTTTTAAATTCATTTGTTGATAAAAACCATTCAGTATTATACTTTTCCAAATTTCTTTTTTTTGTTTCATTTTTTGATTTTTCTGTTTTATTATATGAATCCATACCATATCTTCTAATATTAGTTTGAATTCTTTTATTATGAAATTCTTTTGTTTTTGAAAAATGGTCAACACCATATTTTTTTAAATTAGTTTGTTTTGTTTTATTTTTGCATTCATCCGTTTGATTATACCATTTTCCATTTTTATATAATTTATTTTTTATTTTTTTCTTAATTTCGTTTGATTTTGATGGATTATCTACACCAAATGTATTTAAACAAGTTTGTTTTATTTTATCTTTATGTTGTTCTGATTTATTTAAACAATTAATTGAACAATATTTGTGATATCCAATATTATATTTTTTTAAATGTAATATTTTGTTACAAGATATACATTTAGGGTTTTCAAATAAATTATTAATGTAATTATATAATAATTCATGCCAACTATTTGAATTAGAGAATTCAATAATTTTATTGTATAGGTCAGGAAAATTATTTTTTATGTGTATTTCTCTTGTTTTATATCCAGATTTATTATTGGTTTCTAAATATACTTTTAATTCTTCACTTTCCATTTTTCATATCATTTTCAAGCAAAATTCTTATTCTTTTGGATAGACAATATCCATTATCTTTTATAAATCTTAAGTATTGTTCTTTTAAACCAATACTTAATCTAATATTAAGAACATCATTTTTATCTTTATCGTATCTCATAACTTTGTATTTTAAATTAATTACAAATATAAATACTTTAAAGTTAATAAACAACAGTATTTATATAAAATAATTATGTTTATTAATGAAAAAGAAAAAACAAATAGTTGACCTTGAATCTCAGCGATATGGATTATTTGTAACTCAAGGTTCAATTGATTTAGATATTATGTATGGTAGACAATTTTTAGAAACTGATAATGCGCAAGAAGTTATTTTGCATAGAATTAACTTAATAGAAACCAAAACACATAATTTATATGGTCAAACCAAAGCAAATGATAAAAAGTTTATGTCACCAGTTAGATTAAAAGTTATGGTTACTATCGAAGAAGGTAAACAGGAAAATTATGGTAATAATCCAAGTGGTATTGCTCGTGATAATACTGGTAATATTAGTTTTGGTGTATATCTTAAAGAACTTGAAGAAAAACAAGTAGAAATCAATAGAGGTGATATTATTGAATATAATATGAGTGGTGAAAAGAATAGATATTATGAAGTTGAAAGTGCAAATAATGTTACAGATGAAACAAAAAAAACAATTGGAGGATTTTTTCCATATTGGAAAAGAGTAACTGGTGTTCCGGTAATTTCTGATACAATCAAATTTTTTGAGGGTGGTGAAAAAGGTACTTCTATTGTTTAAGATAAATGAAACAAAAGGAAATTAATTACGTATTTATATAAAAATTAATATAATGGCAAATAATAAACAAAGACTTTTTGAAGTCATGCATAAAGTTAATCCAGATTTTAAACCTAAATTAAATGAGGAACTTTTAACAGTATCTAATAGTGAATCAGTAAATGAAGATTTCACAAATTCATATGATGAAATAATAAATAGTTTTCCGGGTCATGCAAGACAAACAAATTCAATTGATTCTTCACAATATAAATGGTTTGTTAATGTTTTAAATTTTATTAGTAGTAATAATAATGATATAAACCAAAAAGCAGAATTAATTAAATTTTTTCAAAATAATTTTTTA